AGCGGGCTTGCTCCGCGTTGGGCTGCGCAGCGGCCCCAAAGAGGGGACTGCTACGCAGTCCAACGGGAGCAAGCTCCCTCGCCACAGGTTACTTTTTGCGCTTTCTATTTCTTAACTGAACAGGATTGCCCCTGTGGGAGGGGGCTTGCTCCCGATAGCGGTGGGTCAGTCAACATACCCGTGACTGCCACACCACCCCGCCAGTCGTGAGTAGCGCCAAGCACTCCAATGCATACAGTCAGGTATCCAGTTTCCCGTTCAATGGATGACCTTTATGCAATCGACGCTCGGAGTGCGGATCTGCGAAGCAATGGAACAGCGAAAACTATCAAAACTCTACGCCGTTGCCGTCGCGCTTGACGTCACGGAAAGTGCCGTATGCCGCTGGCGAAAGAACGGCAGGATAACGGTCGAAAACATTATCGCGCTGTGTGAACTCCTGGATGTTTCCACCGACTGGCTGCTGCTGGGGCGCGGCACCATGGATACTCATCGCAACGCCCAGCCTACCGGCGCCCCACAGCCCCGAAGACCTTTATCCACACTCCCCGATGCGGCCGTGGTGCACCTGGAAAGTTTCCTGGCGGCCATCGACTCGCCCTCAACTTGAGCGCCGCGCAAGTACATGCACCCACCTTTGCACGCCGCTCAATGTGAATGCATTGAGTCAAAGACCGTAGAAGCTCATGTTTTGGGTGTCACCTTTTTAAATGCGCAGAGGGAAATGGAAGTAGCAGTTGCGCATTGGAAAGGCCGACATCATCCAACACTTGGAGCTAGACATGGGACAGTCAAATACGATCAAAGAGCAGCAAGAAAAGAATGCTGAATTTCAGAAATATGTTGATGGCATGCGTGCCGACCTCAACAAAATCCAGGCAGAGCAAACGCAAATCCTGGATAAACATGTCAAGGAGCATTACAGCAAGTATAAAGACGACGCTTCGATGATTTCGAGCAGTTACCAACACCTGACCACTGTGAGCGAGTGGTCGCTGGCATCGGTTAACGTGATGATCGATTCGTGCCGGGATACCATCTTCGGTAAGAAGTTGCCCGTTGACCCTAAAAAAGACAAGCCACCTGCAGAAGTCAATATTGCCATTAAGGCGATGACGAACTTGGAACTGCTAATCGCCAACGCAGCGTTCGATGTCATTCAGGGACTTTTGACCAGTGCCGGCTCAAAAACTGAAACCGGCATAAGCATCAAGTACGATAAAAAAATGCTGGTGCCTGGCATGACTCTATTCATCATCGTGATGGAGAACTCTTACCAAAGCAAAGACTTCTTCAGTAATGAATCGATTATCCAGACCCTGTTCCTTTTCGATGTGCGTTTTTCGATCAAGGAAGGCAAAGGCATGAGTGAGCTGAACGACCTGCAAGCGTATGAAGAACAAAAGCAGGTCTTTCGTAATCAACTGCGCAAACTTGGCAACGACTTCAACGACCTGGACACCAAAGCCAGCGACTACCTCACCTCACTGGCCAAGTTCACGGAAATCAGCGACGTGCTGAACAAACGCCTCGGTTCCATCAACAAATTGCTCCAGGAACTTAACCCACTTGCGGGACCTGCGTTAAACGGGGTCGGATCGGAGCTTGGTGGGTTACCAGACACGGAAAAACAAGAAGGTGATGCGATCGTGTCGCGTATCAAGCGCCAGTTCCACACCGCACTGGCAGCCAGGCCATGAACAGCCGAAAGGCACCGTCGTTTTCCCGACTTTCAAGTTTCGATTGATAAGGAATTGATCATGACTATTATTTTTGAAATGAGCACTGATGCAGACATCCTGGCTACCCAACTCGATACTGACTGGCCCGCCGTCACTGCACGCCATCACTGGGCAGCGGTGCGCGGCACGAACCTGAACATTGCAGGTGGCGCGGTCATCGTCGTCATTGCACACGGCACCAATGAACATATCGGGGATGAGGGCCCGTCGCTTTCCATCGAAGCACCTGCTTTCCTGGCAACAGTGCAGGGCAATATGCAGGCGGGACAAGTACCGAGTGCGGTCTATATCTCGACCTGCGGCGAAGATATCGCCGGCTTCGCCGCCGCCGTTCGCCTCTGTGCCAACGCCAACAAGGTGTGGGCCAACACGAAGATCTTCGGCCATCACTCCGGGATCAACGGCCCTGTCCCCTCTCCAAATCCCAAGAATGTGAATTGGGTTCGAATCTACTAAGGAGGTTGAGTTAGATCTGTAGTGAATACGCCAGCTGCGTAGGCAATTGCAGTCACGCAACTGGTGTCCTCTTTACTGCAAAACCTATCTCGCATTATTGCCGTCCGGCAGTATTTAAAACCGACCTTGCACTGCGAGACAACATCAAGCAATTAATCGTCCCGCAACAACCCCGAACCATACTCACCATAACTACTCCCCAGCCCACTGCCTCCAAAATTCATCTTGGCGGCTTTGCTGGGGCTGTGGTCACCAAACGCCTGGCATCCCCCCGAAAAACAAGGGTCGCTGCTCACGCCTGACGAACCAGACGAACAAGCGCTCAACAGCAACGCACCAGCAATCATCACAACTTTGACGACGTTCGAGATCATTGTTCAGTTCCCTGTGGGCTGGAGGCGCGGGAGTCCTCTCTTAACGAGGATCGTAGACCTCAAACGCTTCGGGAATCATGAAAGTTTGCTGGGTGACAGGCTTGGTTCAGATTGCCGCCTTTGTGCAAGGCGGCAGGGTTGGTTGTCAGGCAGTAGCAGTGCTGGTAGCCGGCGCGACTTGCTCCTGTGCTCGATCAACGAGCAGAGCGCTCAACTCGATTAGCTGCTGAATGCCCAAGGCAATGGCGCGCTGGGATTCGTCGAGGTTGAAGGCCAGTGTTGTGGCCATTTCAGCGGCGGAAGCGAGGTTTTCGGAGGCGTTGGCCAGGAGGGTTTCGGTGTCGATGTTTGGGCTGACTAGGAATAGGTTGTTGCTGGGGCGTTCGGCGGGTGCGCCGTCGTTTTTGTTCGTGGGGAACAGGTAATGATCGATTGCTCGTTGAGCGGCTGCGTGGAGTTTGGTGTCGAGGGGAGCAGTATTGTGATCGACGTAGGGATTGCGTGTTTTTTTGTGCATGGGCGAAGCTCCAAATATTGTCGGGAGTTAAAACGCCTTAGCTATACGGACTTCCACCTCCGGCCGCTGGGTTTGCAGCGACTGGGGAAGGTTAGCGATGGGTGGTCTGACGGGCAAGCTAAGAAAAGTGTGGGAAATCTCCGAGGAGATATCTTGGTCTGACCCCGATATCGCGAGTAAACAAACAGCAGTACGACTTACCGTTACTATTTTTTTTCCAAATATGTTATCGCCAAATGGACGTTCTGGATGTGATATTGAACCAGTTGCGACCTTGCCGCATAGACTTGCGGCGACTCGGTAACCCTGTCTATCTCACTACTTACCAAATGCCCTGCTTCTGCTGCGGTTTTGAGATGAAATAGGTGATGAAGAAGCGATCCGGACCACAGGTGCGCGGCAGATATATCAGCAAGCAAAGACCGATACACAGTCCATTTCGAAGCGTGTCCAGCGACAACATAGTTATCTGTATGGAGCTTGAGCTCTTCTAGAAACTCCAGACTAGCCGACTGCTTAGGGATATTGGGCGTCTTGGGCCTAGCATGCATCCGGATCTCATGTGCAAATTCCGGCTTCTTGATCATACTCCCAGATAACATGCTATTGATGAGAGTAAGTTCGTTTGCCAGATGCCTCGCAACCGCCGAGAGAAGTTCTGAGATATCGGGGTCAGACCACGATAAACACTCCGAATTTCAAACTCCCCAAACTCACAAAAAAAGGGGGATCACGTTTTTCGCGTCTCCCCCCTTTCATCCCTCAATGCCCCTTATGATGCCCCCCACCCGCCACCGGCACACCCACCTGCGCCACTTTCCCCGACGCAGGATTAACCCGAATAATGCTCATCATCCCCAGGTCCTCATGCCCCAGCAGGTGGCAGTGAAAGACAAAATCCCCGACCACTTCGCCGCGAAAATCCATCAACAGTGACACGCTCGGGTACGGGTCCTGCGTATTACCGGACCAAGCTGGCACTTCGATGGTGTCCAGGTACTGCCCCACAATCCCCGGCGCCTGCGGCTCGGTGCCGAAATTATTCTGCCCCTGCACATAAAAATGAATCTGGTGGATGTGAAACACATGGTTTTCGGTGCTGCGGTTCTCGACAGACCACTGCTCCACCGCTCCCTGCGTGGTGGTAATGCTCGGTGGCTGGTCCGGGTTGAATACGTGCGGCACCTGGCCGTCGACCGTCATGTAGAACTCGGTTTGGTTGCCGTTCTCGGAAAAGTACAAATTGCGCTGTGCAACGATGGACGCTTGCGCCAAGCCGGCAAAGCGCCGCCCCGCCGCTTCGGCAATCGGCCGCGCAGGCAGGCTGGCAAGTTTTGCGTCCGCGTTCGCCGCCGGGTTAAGCGTGATTAACGGGCGAGTCGGGTTGCAGTCGCCATCCGCGCCGGTATTGATGTTGGCGGTCATCAGCGTGGCCTGTTGCACGCTGGCCTCGGGCATATTCGCCACAAACTCTACGCGCGACGCCGGCGGCAGGCGGAAATGGTTGACCGCAATGCTCTGGCCCGTGCCACCCGTGCCGTCTTGAGAATTGATGGGAACGCCGTCGATGGCGATCAGGTTGAGGGACTGCGGGACGTTGTCGTAGACGAGGCTCAGGTCGAGTATCGAATCCGCAGATATATTGGCGACCCGCCAAAACTGCGCCTGGCCCGGCGTGACTGGCAGTGTGGCCGGAACAAAAAATACGTTGTTCTTATCCGTGTAGGAGTTGACCGGCACATTGTTCACGGTGACGTCACGGAACGGCACGCCGACCCCGCAGTTACCGGGCCCTTCAGTCAGGTTGTTGAGCTGGAGCTGATCACGCAGCACCAGGATCTGTTGCGGTAGCCCCTCTACCCCCGGAAAAAACCGTTCGATCCCGTCCACAATCAATGCGCCGGTCGCCCCGCCCATCACCACCGGTTCGGAAATCCCGTGCACATGCGGGTGATACCAGTACATCCCTGGCGGCTCGTCAGTGGGGAAATCCAGGGTGTAGGTGAAGGTTTCACCGGAGTTGATGATGGTTTTGATCACCTCATCCCCGCCACATGTCGGCGCGGTATTGGTGCCGTGGTAGTGCAGGTTGACCGAGGTGCTGTTCATGAACTTGGCACCGCAGTTGGGCGGATTAAGCGCCATGGGGTTAATGCCTTCGGGCGTATTGTTGGTCACCACTACTGTGAGTTTGTCGCCGGGCAGCACATGTAACGTGGGGTTCTGCATGCCGTCAGGCGTCATGAAGCAATAGAGCGTACGACCCTTGTCATCGACACTTTGCTGATAAGAAAAACTCACCGCCAGCGTGCCATTTTCACTGTAAAGCGCGGGCGGCGTGAACACGCGCGCACCTTGTGTAAACCTTGGACACCCTCCGGGTATCGGCGCGATGGCTGCGCCCTTGGTGGCGGCTGGTGTGGTTTGCGCCAACGTGCTGCCGTGCGGAAGCAGGGATGACAGGAGTACCACGCACGCCGATGCGGCAAGCGCCTTGATCGCTAGAAGTCCATTCATATTCACCTCGTCATTGAGAACGCCCGGGTGCGCGCCTACTTTGCGTCACGACAGGAATTGAACAACACAGGAATTGAACAACGGTATGAGAGGAGAGGCGTTTACCTGGCCGGAATAAACGCCTGCGACACGCGGGGATACTGCCCTTGTGACTATCCATGTCATATCCTGCCAATCCTGAACGACAGACTAGCTCAGCAAGAACAAGGGTAAGCAAAGTTGAAAGATCGTTAAGTTATAAAAACAATAGCAAAATGACATCTTCCAAAAATGTGACGGCACCTTGCGCCAAGGGGTGAAGGGCGCGGAACTCGCCGCTCCGACGCCGCCGTTACATCCCTGATAAACTGCGCGCCATTCGCCTCGTTGACTCAGATTCCCCATGTCCCTACAAACCGCTCCACTCTCCCGCCGCTTCTCCGTCGCCCCGATGATGGATTGGACATAGCCTTCTTCAAAACCACCGCTAGCTATGCCTACCGGGCATTGAGCGGCCGATCTCGTAGCAATTTCTAAGCAAGCATCAATTTGGTAGGCCCCTGCTATGCTTAGCCCTTTTCTATGAGATAGCACACATGTCAGGGGAATACTCACTTCCGGATTTGCTTGAACGAATGTACGAGAATCAGCTCGCGTTAGAAGCAGCTCTGATGGAATTGGCTCTCCAAAGCGAAAAGCAAGGCTTGGATGAGGTTGGTAATAACGTACGTGGTGCGCTATTCGTGATCGGCGAAAACGCTGGGCACATCAAGCAGGGCCTGGCGAAGCTACGAACCGATCGTCTCTGACAAAGCACACCCCGATTGTGTAGGGGCATCGGGGGGATTTTGGAGGCAGGCCCTTGGTTACTGGCTGTAACTTTCGTCCACGGCAGGTTGTGTAAAAGCATAATAGGCATTGGATGGCATAGATCGGCGTATGGTTTGCCCCATACGAGGTCTCGGGACCCAATCTCCTCTGCCGTCCGGCGATGATCGAACGTCGCAATTTGAAATCACCCCAGCAAATTGATCATCAGGCGCCGAAGCCCCGCCCTTGCAGCGATTTCCAACCAGTCCAGCCAGTTGCTATGCTCACAGTTTACGGTCGCTTCAGGCAACCCTCATTATGAGAGCTATAATTTTTTTAGATCTGAGATCTTTTAATCTCGACAATGGCGGTGGTGGCAGAAAAAAGCGCCGAGGTGGACGCGATCTACCAATTGCCCAGGCGGTTTGCCATATCGGTATATTCAGAAAGGAAGTACCAACCATTTTCTCAACGAACCTGCTCACCCAAGACCGGTTAGCTCCAAACGGCCGATTTTCTGAAAGGGCGCTAAGGTAATTATCAGATCGGCAAAAAAACGCAAAAACACTACCAGTCATAAAATGGAGTAGTCCGTGAAAAAGTATATCGAAAGAATTTACGGAACAATTGAAAATAAGAACATTAAAATTGACATCAACACTAAAAACAAAAACCTAATAATTACCGGGCCGAATGGCTCAGGTAAAACTCACTTCCTAACAAACTTACATCAAACAATAAAAAACCACATATTGATGAGCGAACAAGACACATACGAATACAAAATCAAAAGAATCCCAGTTATCGAACAACTACTTAAAAATATAAAAGTTAAAACTGACAATTTTTACAATCTAACTTCAGAGTTGCGCGCTTTAAAAATAAACTTACGTTATCACGATTCAAAGCTAAACATTTGCACTCCAGACTTTCGGGAACTCCGCTCAAAAACTGAGGATCTTTCAGCGGTAAATCTACTATTTTCTGCTCATCGCCAAGCTGGTATTACTACGTCCGATGCAGCTCGCGGCTTAGAAAACGAAAAAACCATTTATAGATCGGAAATGAAACATAACAGAGTAGGAGGCTCTCTCGAAAAACATTTAGTAAACTTAAAAACGCGAAGCGCATACGCCATAGCCCATGAACGTGATTCTTCTGTAGCTCAGCTTATTGAGAGGTGGTTTAGCGATTTAGAACAAAACTTAAAGTTTCTCATGGAAGATGAAACGACAACTCTGAACTATAATCCTGACACGCTAAAATTCACCATTAGACGAAAAAACAAACTCGATACAGACCTGCAATCCTTATCATCAGGATACGCCTCGATACTTGATATTTACAGCGAGCTTTTAATGCGCGCCGCTTATTTAGAGATCCCCCCAAACACTCTTAGCGGCACAGTTCTGATTGATGAATTAGAAGTACACCTACATGTCTCTCTCCAACGACTCATATTACCATTCTTAGAAAACTCCTTTCCAAACATTCAATTCATTATCACAACACACTCTCCATTTATTTTAACCTCCATCAGCAATTCAGTTGTGTACGACATGGGGACCAACGTCACTACAGATAAAGACCTATCCCTCTATTCATATTCGGCAGTTATGGAGGGATTATTGGGAACCAGAACCACTTCAAAAATACTGGACGAAATAATCAGTGAAATAGCCGCAATCACTCAATCCAAAAACGGCAATACTGAAAAATTACGCCAATACATCAAAAAAGTTAGCGCATCCGAAAATTCCCTTGATAATCGCTCCAAGGCTTTTTATCTGATGGGGGTTAATAGCATTTTGGATGAGGACCAGAAAGATGTTTAAAGTTAGTCGACCTACCACGCCCCCAAGCTGCACAAAAAGCTCAGGCTACAACACCGCTGAAATAGTTAAAACTCTTTCTCAAATATTCCAAGGCAAATGCTATTTATGTGAACAAATAAATCTTTCCGACCCTGAAATCGAACATTTAGTTCCACACGAAGGGGACGATGAAAAAAAATTCGACTGGAACAACCTTTATTATTCTTGCAGCAGATGCAATAGCATAAAAGGCTCTAAGCATAAAAATATTCTAGACTGCTGCGACAGCAATACGGAAATTTTTAAGTCCCTACAATTCAGCATGCCGGGACACCCAGACCACAACATACGTGTCAATGTCGTCGAATCTTATAAAAACGAAGCCACTCACAACACTGCTGCTCTACTTGAAAGATGCTACAACGAAGCGGCTACCGGATTACGAGGAATTACGAGAAGCAACCTAATTGATAAAATATTTGACCACTTCTGCGACCTGCTCATATTACGTCAAATAATAGTCAACATTAAATCCACAAGTAGTGAGATACAGTTCGCCAAAGATAGACTGGCCGTCATGCTCGAAAGCTCGTTCCCATTTTCGGCCATTTGGAAATGGCATCTCCTACAAGATGAAAAATTACTGGATAAAACTCGCGACCTCATTCAGCCCCACCTATAAATCCAGCACCTATTCACATAGCTGCAAATAGTCGAAGTAGTATATTACAAGCCAGCCAACCAAGACCAAGCCCCATACAGCGGGGCTTGCGTTGCGTAGGATGAAGTCTTGATTTTATTACCAATACTAATCAGAGCTCCCCTTCAACCTCTCAAGCCCAGTACTAATAGAAAACTCCTTTCTGACATAGACCTTATCTTGCAGATTGGCCTCACTACAACTAATTTCGATAATTCAAGGAAGAGCAAATTTACTTCCTTCCTTAAGAAACTGCCTTTACCCCTATCCTTACGCTATATCACGGCGGATGGCCCTGGTAATTAAAATAGCACCCCCAATGCCGCAGGCTCCCAATTCATGACAACCAACTCCCCGCTCACCTCAGCCTTCCTATGTCGTTGGTTGGCTGCGGTGTATCGGATGTCCAAGGTCTCGAAGTGAAAACCATCAAACACCTGCCGGATGTCCGGATGATCGTTGATGCTAACCATCACCTTCCCTTTGCAACGCCGCATGAAATCAGCCATGCGCTCGTAATTCTCAAACGGAAAATCCACGCCATATCCCGCCGTCTGCCAGTAAGGCGGATCCATGTAGTGGAAGGTGTGGGCACGGTCGTAGCGTTCGGCGCAGTCCAACCAGGGCAGGTTTTCAACGTAGGTGCCGGACAACCGCTGCCACGCCGCAGATAGGTTCTCCTCGATCCGCAACAAGTTGATAGCCGGACCAGTGGTCGCGGTACCAAACGTCTGCCCCGTCACCTTGCCGGCAAAGGCATGGTGCTGCAGGTAGAAGAACCGAGCGGCGCGCTGGATGTCGGTGAGGGTTTCAGGACGGGTCATTTTCTGCCACTCGAATACCTGGCGCGAGCTGAGCGCCCATTTGAACTGGCGCACGAATTCTTCCAAGTGGTTCTGCACCACGCGGTACAGCGTCACCAGGTCGCCATTGATGTCGTTGAGGACTTCAACCGGCGCGGCCTGGGGCCGCATGAAGTAAAGCGCGGCACCGCCGGCAAACACTTCGACGTAGCATTCATGTGGTGGGAAAAGCGGGATAAGGCGGTCGGCCAGGCGGCGTTTGCCGCCCATCCAAGGGATGATGGGTGTGGACATATAAAAGCAAGACCTTTGCTGTATGGATAAACAGTGCTAGGCTCGCTCCGCTTTGTGCACGAAGCAGGAGCCTTGGCTGGACTTGCAGGGACTATCTGCAGGGAAGGTGGCCGGGTTGGATGTTGACGCATCCTGCCCGGCCGCTCCTTTTACTTCGGTGTAGAGACTTCTTTTGCGTAGGCCTGACAGGCCCGCAGGGCGATCATTCCTTGGTCGCCGGCATCGGTGATTCCGATAATTCGTTGAGCATGCGCTGGGTCAAGTTGGGCTCTTGTGGTGCCATGAACCACGCGGCCGGTGGCGGTGGTGGATAGCACTGAACAGCCGCTGGTGGCGTCGGTGGCGGCGAGTACGACTGACAGCTGCAGATCAGCAGTAGCCAGGCGATCACGCAGACGAGCCTGTTTCGTTTGCTCATCGGTCAATTCCTTGTGGTGGGTTTGGTCTTTGTTCTGCAGGCGCTGCACTAGGGCAAAGCGCTTGCCTTGCTCGGTACGCTGCAGGGCGGCAGACGCTTGTGATAACTCGTTAAGGGTGTCCGCATGTAGCCGGGCCTGGCGCTCCAACTGCTGGCCGTAACGCCAACCTTGAACGGTCCAAGCCAATGCAGCGGAGCCGGCAGCCAACATCACCAGCAACAGGCCGACCGCCGCAATCCGGTATTGCGTGGGGATCAGGTCGAAGAGACGCATAACACTGCCCTCGCCCTGGCCCAAAGTTGCAGCCGATCCTCCAGGCCGTTGAGGCCACCGTTGATTCGGCGGGTGATCGTGTTGAACTGCTCTTGATCCGCGAGCGCGTTCAATCCGTTTATCGACCAGAACCATGCAGCCGATTCGGCGGCCCACTGCGGCAGTTCAAGCAGCTCTGGCGTGCGCAGCAATCGCTCATCGCCGAACAGCGCCAAGCTACAGCGCAGGTAGTTGTCGTGACCGGTGATCTGGATCAGCCCACGGCCGCGATAACGTTGACCGTCACCATCGGCGACGGGAGTGTTGCCCAGCTTGGCGGCCAGTGTGCCGGTGTCGTACTTGCTGAGGTACTGATCGCCCCCCAGTTCACGCACGTACTGCAGTTGGCCCGACTCATGGCCGATCTGGGCAAGGAACGCCGCCTGGCGCTTCGGCGTATCGATCTTGCGGTTGCTCATGGCCGTGTTTAACGCGGAAACAAAAACGCCCGCTTGGCGGCGGGCGTTGGGCATGATGCGTTGGAGTTGTTGCTCGGTAATGGACATCGCTTTTTCCCAGGCAAAAAAAGACCGCTCGATGGCGGCGGGTGTGAAGCAGGTACGGCCAGTTACAGCTCCAGGACTTTGACCTCCTTGGACTTCTTCTTTTTCTTGCCGGCCGCCTTGGCCTTACCCTTCTTCCCTGCATTGCACTCGACCGTTGTACTCCAGCCGGACTGGGTGAACACCTGCTCCACCGAGTCGACCAGGAACTCCCCGTCCAATCCATCCTTGAAGCCCTGCGCGTTGATCTGCCGCTCAGCAAACAGGTCCGTCCGCCCCACCATCTCCAGCCGCACCTCGGCTGTCGAGCGATTGAACGCGGCGAGCCGGGCCTTCACGGCTTGCTCAGCGGCGGATTTGTTCGGGTGGATGTGGCGGTCGGTGTGAACCGGCGGCAAACCTACCGGCGCGTCGTCGTTGTCCAGGGTCAGGTTGACCAGCTCGCCGGTTTTCTTGTCCTGGTACTTGGCTTTGACGGCCTTTTGGGTGGTGCGGTCGGGGAAGCGGAATTGCCAGCGGCTGACGTCGCTGCGCAGGAGTGTGATCGCCGGCAGGCTCTTGCCGCTGGCGGTCTGCCCACTTTGGCGAGGCAGCACCAGAAGCTTGCTGTCGGCGACCTTGGCCGTGCAGTCGTAGCCTTTGGCGAGTCGGGTGATGAAGTTGTAGTCCGACTCATTCAACTGGTCGGCCCGAGGCACGACCGTGGTGACCGGGCATTCAGGCTTCCAGCCATTGCGTGCAGCGATGTCGCTGACGATCTTGGACAGAGGTACATTTTCCCAACTGCCACTGCGGGTGGTCTTGCCGCTACCGCGCATGTCGCTGGCCTTACCGCGAATGACCAGGGTGTCGGGCGGGCCTGACACCTCGATGTCGTCGACCGTATAGCGGCCCAAGCGCGCCAGTACTTTGCTGTCGTAGCCGAGGTATATCTCGATAGCAGCGCCTTTCTTGGGAAGCGCCACGGCGCCGTCACGGTCATCGATGCGCAACTCGAACTCGTCGGATTCCATGCCGGGCTTGTCGAGTGTGCGCAGCAACAGCAGGCGGTCGTTGATCAGCGCTGTTACGTCAGAGCCGTCGGCGACGATCCGAAAGATGGGTTTCAAAATTCTGCTCTCCAGAAACAACAAAGCCCCAATAAAGGGGCCGTGGCGTATGTGAAAATTATGCCTGCCGATATTTCAATGAGCCAAGCTCACTACGACGTAAAGCCCTCTCCTTATCTCTACGAACTGAACGCGGAGTAGACCTGTCGATACGTTTTTTACCTTTATGAGAATATGGATTAAAGCGAATCAGCATCCTCACAAAGAAGTTTTGCTCCAACCAGAGCACTTCAAAAACAAAAACTGGAGCTGCGTACAGTGACACCACAAACGGCACGTATGTCATTTTCACCTCACCAGCATAACCAGTAAATGCAATGAGACAGACTGTCAAAACAACCGAAATCAAAAACAAGACGAAGTAGACCCCTGAAGTCATGATTTCATGATTAACAGCAACCGAGTTAAAGCGTATGCGTCTGATTTTTTTCAAACGTTTCACCCTACCGCTTTGCATCCATTGCATACCAAGTCGAGGTACTAACTTAAACACGGCCAGTAAGACAACACCTATGACAACATTGAGGCAAGCACTAACCCACCACTTAACACTTAGAAAATCTGAAAAATAGTCCATGCGACGCACAATCTCCCTTGAGTGAGAAAAGGTGAATCTAATCGTTTGCCAAATGGGTATCCAGAAAAACCAATCAATCCCACAACTGCACCTGCTCGACCGTGGCCTGCTCAATGTCGGGAAAGGTGATCAGCAGCCCGGTACGCAAAGGCTGCGGTTCATCCGCCAGCAACCGATTGGCCGCAACCACCGCCTCGACCGTGCCATTGAGGTGCCCGTAATGCTGATAACACAGGGTGTCGAGCAGGTCGCCGTCAGACGTTCTGCATATCATCGCCATAACGCGTGAACTCCAAACTAAAGGTTTGCTTACGCGGGATCCCGCCAGCCAGCAGCGCGCCCTGCTCTTCCTCCAGGCTGCGTAAGCACCAGGTGCCCAGAACAAAGCCGTAGCCGGTGGTCAGGTTTAACGGCAGCAACTGGGCACCGATGGAGCGCAAAACGTCCAGTTGCTTGAGCCCCCCTTTGAACGCGGGAAAAATCGCGCCCTTGAGGCTTAGCTTTTCCTCGCCCAGGCCCACGGCTTGCTGCGCCGGTCGACGACTGAGGCGCTCTTGCGAGGCCCAGCGAAACTCTGTCTGCCGGCGAAGTTCGTCGAACGCTGCCGTGTCCAGGTTGAAGTAGAACGGCTGCGCGTTGGTTTGCAGCGGCTGCAAAATCAGCAGGTGCGGAAACGGTTTGACCGCTTCCGCCATCGGCGTGGCATTGGGCGCCAGGGCGCTGGTGGGCAGGATGTTCGCCAGCCTGGGATCGACCTTCCCGGCAACTTGGTTGATTGCCGTCCCGGCCCGGTAGGCTTGTTCCTTGAGCGTACCCATACGTTCATCAATGCCTGACAGCGTGCGAGTGGCTTTGTTGTAGGTTGCCAGCACCGTCCCAACCTTGGATTGAGCCGCACCGATTCCACGCATGACACGCTGCAGCTTTGCGCCAACCTCAGGTGGCACGCCCGGCAGGCTGGCGATCTCCTCGGCGGCGCCGGAGATCTCGCTGATCGCACCATTCACCGGGCCGATCATGTCGTCAATGCTGTGCCGGCCAGCCTCCCCGGCCTTGACCAAAGATTTAAAGCCGGACTGCAACTGCTCCATATAAGTCATCGCTCCCCCTTAAACATGTGGCGCGTCGAACAGGTTGCGTCGTGCCTGCTCCCGGCTGAATTCTTCAAACAGCTGACGCATGTGCGGCATCATTTCCTGCGCCAACTGCCGTGGATCCTTGACGTCCCCCTGAACCGTGACACCCACGGTCGGGGAGAATTGCCACTGCTGATCAATCCGAGGGGGTTCCGGCTTCGCGGCAACTCCAGCGCTGAGCACTGCAGGTGCGAATGCCGCCGTTGGAGCAGACGCCAACGAGCGCGACACGTCGCCCAAGGCCGGCCCAGGTGCAGCGGGCGCCCTGAGCATCAATGGACCTGCCGACAATGGCGGCGCCATCTGTGCCAAGCGCGGCATTGGAGCCGCACCAGGTGGCGGCAACCGCAACGGCGAAGGCTGAACCGGCAGCACCAAGCGCTCGGCCGGTGCGTCCGGTCCACCGAATGCGGCCTTGCCAACTACGCTGCCCAGTTCACCGCCGCCCCAACTACCGAGGAACCCGCCGATCAATCCGCCAACAACCGTACCGATGACCGGCACCACCGAACCAATCGCGGCCCCAGCTGCTGCACCAGCCAATGTCCCGGCCAACGTGCCAGCAGCGTTGCCATAGCCTTCGGCTTTTTCGTCGCGGGTCTCTGCATTTTGATAGGTGTCAGCAGCGATCAACCCCGCCTCGATCAGCGCCATGGGTGCACCGACCTTGGCGAACCCCAGCCCCTTACCCATCATGGCCTTAGGTGCAAACCTGCTGGCAACTGCTTCGACCGGCGCGGCAGATGCGACACTAGCAATTGCTCCACGGCCACCTCGCCCCCTGCGGCCTTTGCCCCGTCGGCCTTTTTTTCCTTGCCCATCAAGCCCACCACCATCCAGCCCACCCACGGGCATATTGGTCACGATCACTTTCTGCGGAATATTGGGATTGCCCATCAACGAGCCGCGGGCGACATTGAGCATCCCTTTACCCATCTTGTACGCACTCGCTGCAGTGCCCAAGGCTACAATGCCCGCAGCCAGCACCGTCGCGCCACTGATGACCGGAGGAAACTTCACTGCTAGCTCGCCAAGCCCATACGCCAGTTTCGCTAACCCGTCTGCCGCCAAGTCAGTCAGCGGCCGCAACGCATCTCCTATACTTGTCATCGACGATTCAATGCCGGCAGTCGCGGTGGCCCACTTCCGGTTGGACGTCTCCCGCTCCTTTGCAGCATCAGCCTCGATCTTGGCCTTACCATCCGTCTTCTCGATGGTCGCCATATCAGCCTTGATCTTGTCGCCATATTTGATCTGCGCGAGCAAACCCGCACTGGCGCTCTGATCACTGACGATGTTCGCCAACCCCGCCGCCTCGGTCAGCGCGATCATGGCCTGCGCTTCCTCTGCACTGCCATCGACCGAGCCTTTGATCTTGGCCTTCAGCGCCTCGATTTTCTTGGCCTTGGCGGGATCCTGCTTCCTGATCAACTGCTCGCTGAGCATGATGAACGCATCGACCGGGTTCGCCGACTTGCCGCTTTTGGTGGCCGCGTTGATCGAGCCGGCCAGGTCATAGCCTTCCTTGGCAAACCGTTCCTGGCTGGTGTTGCTGATCACTGCGTTGAGCAGGTTGTTCATGTTGGTAGCCGCAGCCGCCGCGTCCTGGGTTTGCGAGAACTGTGATTGCAGGCTGGCACCGAGAAAACGCACCGCCTCGGGGCCTTCCATGCCCAGGCGCTTGATGTTGCCGAGCATGGCCGGCAGGTACTTGGCCATCTCCTTGGGGCCGAACGCGCCGATGTCACCGGCCGCCGCCACCTGCCCCAGCATGGCGGCCATGTCACCCTGCTTGACCCCGGCCTCCTTGAAGGAGTTGATCAGGGTGGCGATGGTTTCGGGCTCCATGCCCTGGCCGTCGATCAGGTCGGCGATCTGCCCGGCGTAACCGGCGGCCACGTCCCAATCCACACCCTTTTCGATCAAGGCGCCGACCGACTGGGCCAACAGTTGCTGGCTCATTCCCTTCTCTGCCGCGACCTTGCTGATGCTCGCTGCCAGCTCGGCCTCATCGCCGGTACCGGCAGTGTGAGCCCACAACGACATCTGGCGGATTTGAGCCTGGTAATCGCCGGAAACCTTGGTCGGGATCGCCAACGACGCCGTGAGTGCCGCTGCTTTGCCGAGGGAGTTCTTCATGCCCTCTTTGCCCTGCTGGATCTGCGTGTGGCCCAGCGCCTTGAGTTCGGCGCCACGCGCTACCTGGCCGAGGGCCTGGTATTCCTTGCGCAGTTTGCCGACTTCAATGCCTTGCTCTTTCAGGGTCTTGAGATTGCCCTCAAGCTTTCGCAGTAGGCCATCGGCCGAAGCTGAGCCCGTGTCGTGGGCTTTTTTCCATTCGTCACGCAGGCGGATCGTGTCGCCGATGGTGCTTTGCAGCACCCGGGCCTTGGTGCCGGTTTCGCCGAGTTTCTTGATGCGGCCTTCAACGTCCTTGAAGGCGGCGCCGACTGTGGAGCTGACGACGCCGCCGATGACCAGGCCGAGCGCCAGGTTGTTTGCCATGAGAACACTCCAGGCAGGGATGCGGGGCTCAGTCCGTGAGCCACCAGATCATCGTGGAAAAGGGCATGGTCTCGATTTCATTGGCGGCAAATGAATAATGCGTCGCCAAGCGTTTCGCGACCTGTCGCTGCAGGGAGGCGCTAAACCCCGTCATCCTGCACCAGGCGAAAGTAGGCGGCTTGCAGCCGCTGGTAGTCCGTCAGCTTGAGCCCCTCCAGATCCTTGGTGTTGGATTCAGAGAGGCTGGCAAGCAGGATTGTGTCGCGCTGATCGTCGTCACCATTGGAAGCAGAGGTTGCGGCACGCACGTCGCGCACGGTGGGAGCGCGCAACACCAGGCGGTCGAGCTTGATGTCGTTGACGTCATAAGCCTTGGACAGCGTGACCACTGCGCCATCAGGGCCGACGACCAACCAGGTCGGCGTGTCGTCCCGGTCTTCGGGAAAGCCGGCATCCATCAGCAGCCGCGAGTAGCCGGACTGCACACGTGCGTAGTCCGTCAGCTTGAGCCCGTCGATGTCTGCTGTGCCCGCATCCGCCAGGGATGCGAACAACGTCACCTCGCACAATACGACGTCGCCACCACCAATCGCGTCAGAGGCACGGACTTCACGCAAGGTCGGAGCGCGCAGGGTCAGTTGGTCGACCTTTACGCCGTTAACATCGCTTGGGCGCGTCAACGTGATCGTCGCAGTATCCGCCTCGACGGTGAGCCAGGAAGGCAGCTTTTTCAGTTTTTTCATGAGAGCAATTTCCCTTACATACCTAGGTCGCGACGGACGCTGGCGAGTTGATCGACACCGTTGATAACCCGGACGCAGTTGATTGGATCAATCTCGAACATCAGGCGACCACCTACTTCGAGTTTGTAATAGCTAACCGCGACGGCGTACTTGAACTCGCCCGCCTCCCCGGCTTTCCAGTCGCCCGGATCAATCTCTTTGAGCATGCCGCGCAAGGTGGCAACCACCGCCGTGGTCGCGCCTTTCTGTCCTTTGAAGGAACCACGAAACACCGCGTTGAATGCTGTCTGGTCGGCCAGGCCGTAAAATTTCATGGCCTCAGGGCGCGCACCTTTGCCGGCGAAACTGGCTTCCAGCTTTTCCATGCCCTGGTCCATCTCCACCGGGGCATCCATGCCACCAGCGCGATGCTCTTCGGTTTTCAAGGTGAGTTTGGGGAGCGTCACACTGGTCATCTCCCCGTTAAAGGCGACGCCGTCGATATGGGCGTTCATGTTGTAGAGCGTTTGCGGAACCATCTGCGGCTCTCCTTTATGCGTTGGTGTCGAGGACTTCGGTCAGCCACTGGTTGGTGACCTCGACCCGGAAGTTGGGGTTTTCTGCCGGCGGCACGTCGGTGAAACGGATGTTCCAGTACACCTTGCCCTGCTCCAGCTGGCTGGCCGTGTTCAGTGCGGGGTCTGCGAACACCTCGAAGTTGATCACCGCACCCTGGTTTTTCAGGTCGCGCATAAACGCCGCGAGGCCTTCGGTCACGTCACTGACATAGGTCCTGGTGATCGAGCGGTCGACCGCCCATTTGTGGCCGTAGAGGATCGCGTCCATCACGATGTCCATGGTCCGCACTCGGGTGACGAACGCCCACTTCGGATCGCTGGAACAGGTGCGGTTGCCCCACAGGCGGTAACCGTCATCGCGGATGATCGTGGTGATCTGCGCATTGTTGAGCAGGTTGGCCCGGCAGGTTTCGTCGCCGTCCAGAAACTCGATGGGGCGACCGGTGCCGGTGATGCCAACGAACTCTTTGTTCGACGGCGAGGCCCAGAAGCCGTACTCCGAATCGGTCCAGGCGAAAAGCCCGGCGACCCAGGCGGAACCCGGGGCATTGACGGTGGCACTGAGTGCGGTGTCCCAGTACTGCACGCCTGGATCGACGAAGAACACGCGCTTACTGCCGAAGTTTTCGCGGTATTCCATCGCGGCTTCGTCGGTGGTGTTGGGGCCGTCGATAATTGCCATGGCCCGCAGCTTTTCGCTTAAGGCCACCAACGCCGTGGCGACGGGCAAGGTTGCGGTGTGCTTGGGTGCAGCCAGCAATCGAGGCTGCGCGTTGAAACGGCTCTTGCCGTCGAGCAGCGCCTGCATGCCGGTACGGGTGCCGTTCGCCAGGACGCCGCCGATGATGGCCGAGGTCTGCGCGGCGGCGTCCGCCAGTTTTTCCACGCCGCAGGCGACGATTACCGCCTTGGAGCGAACGTAAATCGCCTTTACCGCTTTGGTGATTGCCGCATTTTCACCCCAGGCAGCGATGGCTTCGCTTTCGCGGGTGATTAGCATCAGTTGATTGGGTAAGGCACTGACAGCGGGACCAGGGGTGAAGGTGTCGCAGAGGCCGATGATCGATGACGAGGGCACCGCGATAGGCCGCGTGCCGGTGTCGACGTTGGTCACGGTGACGCCGTGAAAGAATCCACTTGCACTCATGTTTGAACTCCAGAAACGAGAAAGCCCCCAAGGCGGGGGCTTCAATTAGAAAACTGACAGCGCCTTAGGCGGCGTCTTTCACATACGGCCACGGGAAGGCGCGTTGAATCTCTGCGAAACGATCCAGGCCACGCTGCTTGGCCGCCTCCGACGCCTCGGTATTTCCCAACAGCGCCTCGCGGCTTGCCTCTGAGAAATAACGATCCGACCCGATCAGAGGGTCGGCGTACGCCCGCAGACGCAAAGCCTCGATTTGCTCAATGGTCGGGGGCAGCAAAGCCGGATTAAGGTGATCGAACACTTCAGCAGCGCTCATGGGCACAAGTTCCTTACCGATACACTCATCGTCCGAACCGTCTGCCGCGAAAGCGAACACCTCCCCCGTTTTTTTGTGCCGGCAATATTTCATCAGCGCAACTCCGCCCAAGTGGTAATCGTATCGTTAGTGTCCTGCCGCTCAGCCCTGTACGTCGCACCAGGAGGGACGATTCCTGACACCCAATTCTGAGAGCTAGCACTAAGGTAGGTCTCTGCGATTTTTACGCCACCAACGTACAGCGATATAGAGAAGTTCCCCGCTACCGGATCACGAGCGACGACATTTACCTGAATTGGTTTTCCGGTGTTGTTGGTATAAGTCGTAGCCCATGCTCGACTGGCGGTTACGTCCTGCCAGGCCTGACCGATACCGAGGGCCGAAGCCGCCAAACGTCGCGGGCTCACCCATGTCGAACCAGAAACGCCCGCCGCCATATCGGCAGCTGTCGCCTCGCTCAAGTTCGCGTTGTGCCAGAACTCACACCAGACCGAATAGGTATCACCGCCAGAGGTACGAGCAGCAAATCGACGCTCAGTTGCTGATGCGATCAGCTGTAGCGAGTAAGAGGCACCACCACTAACATCAACTACGCACCGACTCTGCCCCCACCCTGATGGCAAGTTGGAAACGCCATTGGGGGTGACGAACTTCCCGCCAGTCTTATAACCGTTGAGGTCAACCACATCGGATACAAATTGATTACCGATCCCCCAGCCAGCATTGTCCGCAAGACTCGAAAGAACAGGGCTTGCGGCCTGCTTTCCTGCGAGAGCGCTGGAAACCGTAGTGGCATAGGCGTTGATGGCGGTCCACGTAAATGCACAGGTCGACAGCTGGGTGTTGGTGGTGCCCGGTGACGCCGTGGGAGCGGTCGGCGTATCGGTAAAGACCGGACTTTTCAGGTTGGCCTTTAGCGTCGGGTCAAAGTTCGACGAATTCCATAAGCTGCACCAGGCAAGAACGCCCGTCGGGTCTTTGCGCCGAAAGGCCATTTCATTACTGCCAAGGCTCCAGGCCAGGGTGAAACCGTAGTCACCCATAACCTGATTGAGCGCGCCCGAACCTGAAAATCCAGGTGGCCGACCGCCTGTAGATCCACCACCCAGCGAATAAAGCGCTGTCTTGGTAACTTCGGCGTAATCAGCTGCCGAAAGGCTCTTTGCGAAACCGTCAATAATTCCATAGCCGTCAAGCGTTGTCGGATTCGTACCGCCGATAACACGACCGTACTTGTCCACTGTCACCCGTGCATAAGCCCCAGCGCTGATACCCGTGCGCCCTGCGACCATCTCAAAGGAAAGCGCGGTGGTTCCCAGGACAATCGGCGCATCCGTCACCAGTTGCCAAACGCTATCGCTGTTTACCGTGCCCCTTTCCACGCTGACAAACAGCCCCGGTGTCACCTCAATGCTGGTATCCGCATCCAGGGCGCGCTTCCATACCCCGGACGCTGGTACAACATAGATGCCGTTGTCCTTGCCCTGGGTCTGACTTTTTACCAGCACCCGCGCGCCGGCTGCCAGCAGCTCCCCATCGATGGTCTGGATGCCGCTCAGCACGATATTGGTCGTGGTAGCCACAAGCACCGAGTGTTTGTAGTCCAGCTTGTTCAACGCCTCGGTGAGGGCTAGGTCAACATACTCACGCGTTGCCAGCACCACCGAAGGGTCAATCTTCAGCACGATGTTTGCGATGCTGGAAACGATGAAGTTCATCCGTACGATCTGTGTGCGGCCCGAACCTTGATCCAGCGCTGGCTTGAAGCTCGGCGCGCAGTTGGAAACCGCGACCAGATCGCCGTCAGAGTCGTACAAGCCGATCTCGCGGATCCACCAGCCGCCGATGTCTGCCGGGATCACCTGCTCGGCGATGATTACCGCCGCATTCACCGGATCAACGAGCAACTGATTCAATGGCGCTCGGCGCTGCTCGTTGATCAGTTTAGTCTGGGTCGCACTGGGGACCGGGTCGGTTCCGTTTGCATCCCCGACGCCCAGCGCCGTGAGGTTCCAGGGAATGCCCAAGGCATTGGCGTTAGCCAGCTTCGCGGCCCCCACGTTGGTGAGGATCGCCATAAATTGCGAGTTGCGATCAATCATGGGTAAACGTCCAGAGTGTCTATGCTGTGTTCGCGACCGGCCATGCTGATGTAGCCAGTGACTTCAATGTCACGCTGCATGGGTGGGTACACGTCGATTACGTCGCCTTCGTAGAGGGCAACACCGATGTTTATGGCGCCTTGGGTTTCCAGGCTGATCGCCAGGCCGGTCAAGGGGCGACTGACAGGCTTGGCGTCGTCGATCAGGCGTTCCAGCTCCAGGTACATCTCTTCGGTGATGCCGGTGTCTAGCACCCCGACCTTCAAAGCGAAGGTGCCGGGGACGCCTTTGGGCGTGGTCTGAAACCACTCGATGACGTCGATCAAGTAGCCCAGTGGCTCGACCACCCGCCGCAGGGCGCCGATGGTGCCCTTGTGCGCATGCACGTAGAACGCCGAGCGGATGGCCGAACGCTTGATAGCTTCCGACCACCTGTTGTCCCAGCGGTCGACCGACCAAGTCCACGCCAACCAAGGTAGCAACTGCACCGGGCAGGTGTCCGGGTTGTACAAGGTGCGCAACGGGATCTCTGTCTTTTCGGCGAACGCGGCTTCAATGGCACGTTCCAGCTGCGTGCTGTTCAGGGGTAACAAGCTGCTCATGTCATCCTCCTAGAACCACGCTGAACCCAGTGCAATACGCCGCCTGATACTTGGTCGGTTTCAAGTCAACCCAGTTTTTCAGCTCTACCCGTCCGACACCGCTGATGTGTAGCTGAGCGTCGACGCCGGAGCGGGCGACTTCCAACGCCAGGCGTTTACGTGGGTTGATCCAGGCAGCCAAGCGTTTAATGGCTTCGGTCAGGATCGCGTCGTTTTCCGGACCGGCGCCGATCATGTGCAGCACGGCGTCGATCCGGTATTCCAGGATCTCGGCGCTCTGCACTATGAGACGGTCGCCCACCGGGCGGATGTCGTCGTCGCTGAGCTTCACGTACACCTGATCAAGCAGAGGCTGTTCAGCCTTGCCGCTGCCGATCAGGCTGAGTACGGTCACCACCACTACAGCCGGTGACGGGCTTTCCGCCGTGGCATCAGCCACCAACGCCGAGGCGTTGCGTGCGTGGAAGATGTAGCTGTTGCGCGGGCCAGCCGTGGTCAGCCCTTCGTAGACCAGCTGTATCCGCTCGCGCAGGGCATCGTCCGATTCCCGAACCTCTTCGACCGGCGGCACCGCCAACAGGTTGGCCGGTTGAATGACCAAGCGCTGCAGCTTGACGTTGCCCGCGAGCTGATCGAGATCTTCCTTTTCCGCGTAGGCCAGCAGCAAGGCCTTGGCCGCATCATTGACCCGCGCCCGGTTCTGCATCTTGCCGTAGGCGCCCAACTCCACCAGCTTGACCACCGGGTCGCTCTCCAGCGCCGCCGACCAGTTGTCGCCCATGAACCCGCGAAACGCCGCGAGCCCTTCGTCGTACAGCGCTTCGTAGTCCAGGGTCTCCAGCACCTGCGGCGCCGGCAACGCCGATAAATCCACCGTGCTCATGCCGACACCTCCAACAGCAGGCTTTCGCCCTGATATTCGCCGGTCAGCTTGAAGTCGATGCGGCCACCGACGATGGCGACGACCTGCACCTGTTCCAGCTTTAGCCGCGGCTCCCAGCGACCCAGCGAGCGGGCCACCTCAGCCTGAACGGCGCTTTTCCAACCACCGTTGACCGGCAGGTCGACGAAGCGCCGGATCTGGCTGCCGTACTCAGGTCGCATCCGCCGACTACCCACGGGCGTGGCGAGAATGTCCTCGATGGACTGCCGGAGATGGTCGAGCCCGGACAGCGGTTTGCCGGTGCGGCGATCCATTCCGATCATCGGGATTACTCCTGCACCAGTTCCAGATCCGGGTGGGCCTTGAGGAGCGCGAACTGCTCATCGCTGCTGGCCGTTACGCGCCCCTTGCTCACCGGCGCCGTGCTGCCATCGGGGAATACCAGGGTGCGCGAGGTGAAGAGCGTGTCGCGGAACATACGGCCAGGTCCGATGGGCTCCAGGCTTTCGGGTTTGGTCTTGCTCATGAACGGATGCTCCTAAAACGAAAAACCCGCACAGGGCGGGTATGGGTCAGTGTTTGTGGTTCGGCGTGTTGCCACCGGCATCGATGACTTTGCCGGCACTGTTGATGTCGCCGGTCGTGTTCAACGTGCTGTTGATCTGGGTCGCACCGTCGATGGTGACCGTGCCCACCAGATTGATCTCGCCCGATACCAACCGCGTACTGCTCGGCGTCATCTCCAACACCGAGTCGCCAACCTTGATCGTGACGTTGCCCGCCGGCAGGTCGATGGTGTAGCTGTGTGCCGCCCAGTCGTAGACCAACGAGCCGCCGTCATCGAAACGCCAAACCTCGACGTGATCACGGTTGTCCGGCTGGGCACCGGCATTGCCGTACAGGCCAGCGATGAACGTGCCCATAGCCGGCTCCCCGCTGGGACTGATCAACGCGCCCTGCTCGCCCAGGCTCGGCACCCTCCAGTGGCGTGCCTTGCCAGCGGCTTGGCTGTGCCAACGCACCCAAGCGCTGGTCCAGTCGCCCGACTGCACACGCACCGTGGCGGTCGACAGGTCCACCGCCACGACAACGCAGGGCATCACCGTGGAAGCGATCATCCGATCATGCTGCGCCGTGGCATAACTCATTGCAGATCCCCCGGTTCGATCTGCCCAACGCCCGGCCCCAGGTCGATGACCAAGGTCCCCGGCGGTTCATCCGGCCACGGCCATTCCTCAGCGCCCAGGTAAACCGTCTGATACCACTCCACCAGCCAGACGAAGTACCCGTCCAGCTCGGGTTTGGTCCAGTCCTGGGTGGACCTTACAAACTGAGCGCAGTCGACCTCCAGGCCCCAGCTCTGCGCACGGAGAAGCACGGCGAGTTGAGAGGCCAACTGCACCGCCTGACGCTGCGGATCCACGCTAATCGAATCGACGATGATCCGCGCCTCGAACTTGCAGGTCAGCGCGGTTTCACCCGTACCGATATCCTGCGCCGGCTCCATCTCGGCCATCTCCAGCAGCACCACGGGCGTTGGGATGCTGGTCTCTGCCGATAGATCCGGCCAGAACGACACGCCCTGAATTCCCGGCAACTGCTCCTGCAGGTGTTGCTCGATGGCCTCATACAAACGGTCGAGGCTGAAGGGTTGATCAGACACGGGCGGTCCCCTTGAGGTACTTCTGCAGTTCAAAGTTGAGTTCTTGCTTGAGGATCTCCAGCAAGCGTTCGTCAGCGCGTTTGACCCAGCTATCAAAGTGCGGTCGCACCTGGTCCAGCGAGACCTTGGCTTTCGCCAGCGGGAAGCGGTTGTCGCTTTCCGCCACGAAGCCGGAGCTGCGCCGGCCCTGCGTACTGCCGGGATAGTCCGTGGCGTTGAAGTGCTTGCTCGACGTGCGGATCCAGATGTCGGGACTACTGCCATACACCTGTTTGAAGAACGCGCCTTGGTAACGCCGCCCTGCCACCGATACACCGGCGCGAGTTTGCCGGGCCTTCCCGATCCGGCTGGCCTCGATAGCGTTGACCCCGAACCACAACTTGCCGCGCATCGCCCCGCCGCTGACCGGGTAAGCCCGCAGGCGCTGCCGGACGGCGCCGATGGCGATGCGTTCCTGCCTGCCCACGGCACGGGCAATGTGGGTGCGCAGCCAGCCCAGCGTCTTGTTGATTGCACGACGCTGAGCCGCTGCCGCTGCCTTGGGTACCAGTTGGCCAAACTCGCGTAAGGCCTGGGAATGCACCGCCGATGGCAGGATGTTAATCATCCCGCTGTCGCGGTTTTGCTGCACATAGCTACCGACGCTCATGGACGCTTCCTCAAGATCAGGGCCACCAGGCCGTCGCCGCCGGGCTCCAGTTGCAGCAGGTCGTAGTCGCCACCGCCGTCCGGTGACGGTAGGTCGATGGTGACTCGCAGCCCCTTGCTCAGCCCGTCAGAATCCTTCACGCGGATCTCAAAGCGAGGCTCCCTTAATCCGGTGTGGACCTTGCCGAACTGCGGTTGCTTCCACGGCGCCGCGAACATGCCCAACACCGGATCTGCGCGGCCTTCGATCAAGGCGCTGTCGCCCAGGGTTTCGAACACCACATCGTCGATGTCGTCGATCAGCTCGCGAAAGGCCACGGTCAGAGTTCCAGCAGGATCTGCGCCAGGGGCCGCGTGCACAGGTGCAACGGGTTGGACTGAGCTTCACCGGCCACGCCCTTGTTGAACGGCAGTGGCTCGATCTTGCTGTAGTACGGAATGCCCTGCGTGTTGACTGTTTCCATGTAGTCGGCCGGTGCGAACGACGAGATGTACAAGTCCGGGACGCCTTCGGGGATCAACAGCGCCTTGTCGTCGTGGACGAACGAAACACCCGCTACCTTGCCGCGATAGCGCTCCCAGACGATCCCGCCGAACTCGAAGCTTTCACGCGCATCGCCACGCAGGGACGCGGCTTGCATGGTGTTGAGATACGTCTCTTTAACCGAGCGGTGCACGATCAGCTTGTTCCAGAAGTTCTTGCCGCAGAAGGCGCGGGAGCCGGTGCTGGTGATGCTGCCCAGCGCTTCCTCTTGCATGTCGAGCGCTTCACCGGCGCGGACACGCAGCTCGGTTTCTGGATTGCCCAAGCCCATGGGTAGCTTCTTGCGAGTGACGCCAAACACCTTGTAGATGTCGAGCAGCGAGGTCTTGCCGTCCGCGTCCAGGATCTGCCCGTTCAGGGCGCCCATGCGCTGGAATTCGTGAGTCGCATCCAACTGACGGCGAGCTTTCGCCAGGCGCTTGTTGACCACATCCTGCACCGCCTGTAACTCGCTGCGCGTGCCAAATGCGCGGATGCCCTGGATCTCATCGGCCTTGATGGTGAAGCGTTCCGGCAGGTGCACGGTGTTGAAAGGGATTAGCGTTCGCTTGGTCCCGCCGACCACCAGGCCCGACGTACCGCGCTCACCCGCCGGCACAAGGGCCAGGGTGTCGCCGTCCTTCTCGATCTGCACGGTCAGAGTGCTGATGCCCTCTTCGCGGAACAGACCAAGGCTGCTGATGCGGCCCGGCAGGTATTCCTGGTCATTGATTGCAGCGGTCAACGAGGAGACGCTGAACGCATCGTCTTCAAAAATGGCGATCTCGGCCATGGGGGTACTCTCCAGAAACGAAAAATCCCGCACTCGGCGGGATGGATAAACGGGGGTGAGCGTCTTAGCGGACGATCACGAAATGAGTTGCCAGGGCTTTTTCGGCGGCGAGGTCGAGGCCAGTCAAATGCGCTTCGCTGACCTCGGCCAGCCGCACGATGGCACGACCACGACGCACAACATCCGACTCGCCCAGTGGCCCGTAAAGGATCGCGATGGCGTTTTCAGTACCATCCTCAGCGGTCGGCTGGTACGGGGCGAACTCACTGGTGAGGGTGACCAGACCAAGGATCTGACCCGGCTCCAGGGCTGCACCGGCGGCGACGTTGATCGCCTCGCGGGAAATGTTGCCTGCGCCCTCGGACAGCAGGAACTCACCTGCGTGCATCGATTCGATTTTCATGCTCTTGCTCCTTTCGAGGTTCCGTTCTGCGCCGCCTGACGGGTGGTCCAGATCGAGTGGGTATCAACCTGCTTGGCCTTGACCTTGGGTACAGGGTCATCGTCCAGCGGCAGGCTGTTGTTGATTTCGAAGCCGCCGCCACTGCCGACCAGTTTGTCGAAGAGACGCGCGCGAACTGCAGCTTCGTCCAAGCCGGCCGTAATAAATTCGCCAGTCAGCTCTGGCAGTCGGGCGGCGACACAAAGACCGTGCAAAGCTTTTGCCTTGATCAGTGCCGCCTGGATCACCGCTTCGCTTTCAAGCTTGGTGGCAGCCAGCAGCGGTTCCACCAGGTTGCTGATGCCTGCTGCTGCACAGCCTTGCGTGACCATCAGCGCCAGTTTCGCAGCGTCCAGCACCGGTGCCGGATCTGGTTCCGGCGGCTCGGCTTCCGGCTCCTCATCCAACTGGGCGAGCAGCTCGGCCGGGGCATGTTGGAAACGTTGCAACACGCTGCCCTGGCCGAGACAGGCACTGACCTTGAGGCCGTCGCCCACTTCATCGGCCAAGCCCAGCGCCACCGCCTCATTGGCCGTGAGCCAGGTTTCAGCGTTGACCATCCGCCGCAGCTCGGCTTCGTCGATGTTCGGCGCCTTGGCTTTGTAGGCCGCGATGATCGCTTCCAGAGTCTGGTCCAGCACATCCGCGACACGGCGGAAGTCTTCGGCATCGCCACCGGTGAAGGTGTAGGGGTTGTGGATCATCAACATGGCGTTGGCAGCGATCACCACCCGGTGAGCGCCACACACCGCAACACTGGCCGCGCTTGCCGCCAGCGCATCAATGCGCCCGGTGCAGCGCTCGCCCAAGCGAGACAGCGCGTTGTGGATCGCCAGGCCGTCGAACAGGTCACCGCCGATGCTGTTGAACGCAACGATCACCGGCGACATGCCGTCATCCATGGCGCGCAGATCCTGCACGAACTGATTGGCGGTGACGCCCCACGCACCGATCTCGCCATACACGAAGATCTCGATATTGCGCTGCTCGGCTTCGCCGCTGGCCTGGAAGGTATACCAGCTCTTGTCGGCGACCTTGACCTGCTTGCCCGCCTTGTCATAAACGCGGGGCTTGGCTTTTTTGCTCATGGTTGTTCCTTGTCATCGTTCAGCTCGATGGCATCAAGCGTGGTGTAGTTGAGGCCGAGGTCCGTGGACCTGGCGAGGTCGGCAGCGTTTTCAGCGTCGATGGTTTCGGCGTCGTAGCCGTTGCGCAGACACATCTCACTGCGCGAACCGAACCCCGCCTGAACTTCCATTCGCCGCGCCTGAACGTCCTGCACCGGCTGGATGTAGGCCCAGCCTTGCGGCACCCAACGTGTGCGCAGGTATTCACGCCGACGTTGCGCGTAGTCCGGCAGCACCAGGGCGCCGGACAGCACCGCCATGTCCATCCATGCAGCCCGCACCGGGCGACACAGCTGATGCACATAAACGCCGAACTGCAATTGCTCTAGGCGCCGCCGGAACTCGTTGAGCACCACTCGCAGCGCCCGGTCGTTAACCTCCCGCATGTCACCGGTGAGGATCTCGTAAGGCGTGCCCGAACCTGCCGCCGCAGCCATTAGCTGCTGCCGCATAAAGTCCGGGTAGTTGTTACCGGCGTCTGGTGGTTTGGAGAATTCCACCTCTTCACCGGGCCCCAGCTCCTGCATAGTGCCGGGCTCCAGGGCAACCATCGGCGTGAAGCCGTCGCGGTCGGTGACCAACAACTGCCCCGTAACGGGATCGCGTGGCTGTTGCCCACTGTCCGGCGCCGGACGCTTGATGAAGCCCGCGAACAGGTTTGCCACTTCCTGGCGGAACAGCACCGCATCATCGTAGTTGTCCAGGCTGCGCAGGCGCTTCAACACCGGAGCCAATCGCGGTACGCCGCGCAGTTGCCCTGGCTCCATCGGTTCGAAGATATGCAGCACCTGAGCCGCCGGCACACGCACCAACTGGTTGTAGCCAGCGTTCAACGACGACGAGTCGCGTGGATGGGACAGGTACATCCAGTACGCCACACGTTTGCCGGCCGGGTTGAACTCGATACCGGCGCGGATCACGTTGCCATTTTTCGCCGTCTCAAACTTGTCGTGCGGGACAAACTCAGGGGCCAGCGCCTGCAACTGCAGTGGCACCGCCAAACCTTCGCTTGGGCTGCGCGGCCGCAACCGCACAAAGCACTCGCCAGCGGTTTCAACGGTGCGCGCCACCAAGGCCTGCATGCCGTAGAAGTCGGTCAGCTCATCGGCGTCCGCCTCATCCACCCAGTCGTCCCACAGTTGCTGCTTCAACTTGCGCAGCTCCGCATCGTCCGTAGTCGGCCTCGGCGTAATGCCAGTGCCGATCAGGTTGCTGACGCGCTTGTCGATGACGTTGAACGCATAGGGGTCATTGCGCACCGCCGCCCGCGAACGAGCCCGCAGGTTGCGAAGCGCCGGGGTGTTGATGCTGTTGATGCCGTTGTCGGTGGCTTCCCAACTGGCCGAACGACGGCCCTCCGCGGCGCCTTCGTAACTGGCCTTGATGTTCGACGGCAGCAAGAATCCGTTACGGGTCAGCGTCGGATAATGTCGGGCCATTAGAGTCCTTTGCCTCCGTGGGTAAGCCGAACCACGCGAGAGCGCGGCCCGGCGGCGTTGGTCAGCGACGTGCGGATCTCGTCGCGGGCCTTGAGCAGTTCGTCAATCGAGCGGTACTCCACCGTGCGGTCGCTGTAGCGCACGGTCTTTTCACCGCGTGCGATGGCGCGCTCGATGGCTTCGAGGTGCTTTGGGGTAAACGACATTAGGGCTCTCTAGAGGTGGTAGCCATATGCTATAAACGCAACCAAAATCGGACTTGACCGCATTTCCACACCTGGCTGAATGACAAGGAGTTCAAGGCATGGCTGCCTCAAATATCGAACGTTTCGATGAACTGACTGGAAAGATCTTTGGGGCTTTGTACGCCAGCTTTCCCATTCGGATACATCTGCAATCTCGACACTTCATTGCTGAACACATCTTCGATAACCCTCATGCACAAGATCCCGTGCGGCGCCAGGAAATCAACATGTTCTATGCAACGGTACGTTGGCTATCAGACGCTGGTTATCTAACCTACCGAGAGTCAAGTGGAGCTATCGAAGACGCTGTCCTAACCGCAAAAGGATTGGAAGTATTGAAAGCAACACCTTCGAGTCTTGATGCTGGACCTTCAATTGGTGAAAGGCTTTCGACCGCAGGTAAGGAAGAAGGCAAAGAACTCTTCCGAGGACTAGTGACTGAAGCGCTTGGACTCGGCGCGCGCCTGATAAGCCCTCTCGTTGGCTTGCCTTCAACCTAACGCCTTTTCAAGTAACCGCTTGTCGAACTGCGACGTTGCACTGCCGGACGCGGGACGATTACCTCTACCGATTGCGACGGCGGAGATGCTATCCGGGCCGGCTCACCAGCTTTCACACGCTCGGCAACAACAGTCTTTTCATCGAACAGACCCGACTGCGCCAGCGACTGTCGCACCCGCTCCCAGTCGTGCTCCTGGTAACGGTTGATGCCGAGGTAATGCGCCATCGCCAGGCAGTACACCATCAGGTCGAGCGCTTCGTTGCGCTCAGCCTTGCCCTTGATCCACTCGATACGCTTGTGGCCTCGCACGTACTTGGCGACCTTGCGCTCGGCCACGCACTGGGCGAAGAACTCGTCCGGCAGGTCGTTGGCAAAGTGCAGCGCGCCTGGCCCGGACTCGAACGGGTAGCGGTTGTAGATCCAGTCCTTTGCCGTGTCGGTGCCGACAAACCACAGCTCAGCGCCGCCACGTTCGGTCTGGCCCTTCCAGGTCACGTCAACCATGGACGGCCGCTGAGCGATCACTGGTTTGCCGGGTTTGCTCGCGCCCTTGATCGCAAAGATGTTGCGCCAGCGCCGCACACGGCAGAACTGGTAGACCTCGTCCGTGTGATGACCACCCGAGTCGACCGCGACTGCGAGAATGCCCAGGCCGACGCCGCAAGGGTGCCGGTAGCGTTCCTTCAACAGCTCATCCAGAACCGCCCAGGTTCGTTCGTCCGATGGGTCGCCCGCAATCACCCGGTGATCGATGACCCAACGCTCCATGCCGACGCCCCAGCCCATTGCCATGAACTCCAGGCGGTCAGCCTGCACGTCCACAGAGCCTGTGATCATCATCACAGCGGCGGGCATGGCACCGAGGGAGAACCCTTCCCGACGTGCCCGCTCGATCAGCACAGAGGCCTTGGTCTGCTCTTGCGCGCTGTCCCAGACCTTCGCCAAACGGGTGTTGTAGAACACCTGCATGGGTTCAAGGTCTCCCTTGGCCTGAGCCTTTTTCGCCTTCTCGAATTGCTTTGCCAGCGACTTCCAGCCCGTCCAACCCAAGGGCGAATACAGCGCGTTGAGGTGGAAGCCGACCGTCTCGCCGTCGCCCTTGGCATGGGCGCGCCACTCGCCACGGGCGAGCATGTCGCCCTTGTGGTGTTCCTCGATCAGCACGTCACAGTCAGGCCCGGCGCACTCGTAGTGCACCACGTTGAAGTCCTGGGGGTAATGCAGCCGTTCCCACTCCAGGATCTGCATGTGCCCGCAGGTCGGACACGGCACGTAGTAGTAACGCTGGTCGCTGCCCTCGAACAGATCGTCGATGCGCGAGGCGCCCTTGATCGTCGGCGAGCTGGAGAAGTAGAACTTGGCGTTGCGGCCGAAGGTACTGCCCCGCGTTTCCGCCAGCTCGATGGGGTCGCCCTCTTCGCCTACATCGACCTCCCAGCGGTCGATCTCATCGCCGTACACGTAGCGCGCCGACAGCTCGGCCAAGTTGGCAGCAGAACCGGCGGTGGTGACGTACAGCGAGCCGCCTTCAAACTCCTTGGTGTCCATGGTGTTGCGCGAGTCCCGCGAGCGACTCGCCGCCACACGTTCACGCAGCACCGGGGTGGCCTTGATCGTCTTGCCGATCCGCGACGACACACGCTTTGCCAGGCCCAGGCTGGGCAGCAGCGTGAGAATGTTCGACGGCACCATGTGGATCAGCGCGCCGATCCAGTTCAAGGCGATCTGGGTTTTCATCAGCTGCGAGGCGACCATGGTGACCACGCGCTTGCACGGGTGCGCTGGTGACAGGCAACGCATCGGCTCGCGAGCGTAAGGCGTTCGCAAGGTGCGATATTTTCCTGGCTCGGCGGCGCCAGTGTCACGTGGGATACGCATGTACTCGTCGGCCCACTCGTCCACCCATAGGCTAGGGTCTGGACGCAGCCCACGGAAATACGCCTCACGGTACACCTCAGCGCCGTCAGGTTTTTCCGTCTGCATGGGTTAACTCGTAGTAATCAGATCGCGTTCAAGGTCGGCCGAGGACATGCGCTCGGCCTCTTCCAGGGCCAGCCGCAGCGCCTTCGTCAGGTGCTGTTCAATTTCCCAAGGGTCGGTCATGGCCGCCAGTTCGGGGGCCAGTTGCGGGGGCATGCTGAGCAGTTGGTCGCGCAGCATGCGTCCGGCGTTGTAAGCCCCGGAGGTGACCGCCTTCATGTCCACCAGCGAGCCCTGCACCTTGTGGAACTCGGCCTCAGCCAACTGGGCCAGGTAGTACTCGCGGTGTGCGCGGGCCTTCTGGAAGTCCGGTTGCCCGCTCTTCGCGCCAGCAGGCTGCGGCGGCGCAGCCGTGTTAGTCGGCTCGACCAGGGGGGACAGTTGGCTGTAAACGTCACGCTGGAGCCGATCCTGCTGGTGGCGAGCCGCGACGGCGGACTTGCTGGGGTCGGCGGTTTCGAGGATCAGTGCTTCGGTTGCCAGCACGTCCACCTTCTTGCCGTCCGGCGACAGCACCAGGCGGTTGTTGCCTTTGAGCCAGGTGATGTAACTCGGCGTCCTGCCGATGCGAACCGCGAAAGCGCTTTTAGACAGGAACAGTGGATCCGTCATAAGCCCTCCTTTTCAACGGCTTTTCAATGGAAACCTTTCAATTTCAATGGATTGAATTTCAGTAAGCTGGCAGACCATCCGCTAAAGCTTTCCCGCGGGTTTCCGACCCCGTACCCCCCGAATAACCCCAGGGTCCCCGGCGGTTTTCGGCGCCCCGCCGCGATTCGTCACCCCTGTTCACCATTGGCAGGTGGCACTTCGGTAACGCCCAGCCGCTTGGCGGCCCAGCGTTCGTAAAGACCGATGGCGACATCAGCGCCGGCCATCGCGGTCAGGCAACCCAAGCTACCGGCCGTCCAGATCGTCATGCCCGCGCCGATCATCAGCATCATCGCCGACACCCCGCAGACAATGCAGGCACCGGATCGAAGCGCGAGCCGGCGTAACAACGCCCAGCCCCGAGCCCCGTCCTTGTCGGCGCGCCACATCTCCCCCGACACGCCACCGACCAAGGCCAGGACGATCACTAACCAGATTGGCATCTCTGCCAGCGCTTGTTGCTCGTTCGTCATCGCCCTACTCCATAAACGCAAAAACCCGGCGCAATGGCCGGGTTTGGTGTGTGGTGCCTGCCGCTTTCTGCGGTCGCACCTATCGAAGATGGGTACTTTTTACAGGTGGATTCCGGTGGCAGCAAGCGAGTTTTAATGCCATGGCGCAATACGGGTGCAACGTGGGTGTGACGCAGGTACAACAGGGGTACAACGCATTCAATCGGCTATCGCTTCTAGTGCCCTGTCCTACCTGTCCCACTATGCAGAGTCGAAGTAGGACAGCTACAGGCGCCTAAATTCGGGGCTTTGCCCTACTGTCCTACCTTATTTAACTTTCTCTTGTGTATAGAGAGAAAACTAAAAACACGCATGCGCGCCATGGGCGCGACTACGTGCTCGCTATGCTTACGTGTGCATGGGGCGGGCAAAGGTTGGACAGTAGGACAGCCCAGTAACGGCGCGGCCTGCACTTGTCCGACTGCTCTAAATGGCAGTCGGACAAGGCCGGACAGTAGGACAGTGGCACGCGGAGTGAGACCTGGGGTCACGCAGCCTTCCCCATCAACATGCCAGCAATGTGCAGGTGCGCTTCGTGCAGACGTTGGTAATAGGTATCGCGACTGCAACCGCAGTGGGTGTACTTCTGCGAGAGGAAGCTTTCGTGATTGCAATAGTGCTCCCACACCACCACCGACAGCTGCGCCGGCAGATGCTTGTTCACGATCAGCTCGATATCCGCAGATTCATCCAGCAGCACTCGGCTGCCGCGAGTTCCGCGTATCAACTCGCCCTTGCACTCCATCAACATCGCAATCATGTTGCCGCCACCAGATCCGACAAAGTCGGGGTTCATTGGAGAATGCAGATCCTGCGCCCAGAGCTTGAGCATCTCATCAATACGTTTAATCACCGAAGCAAGGCTCCTCTACCGGTGGCGCCTGCAATGCTGCCGCATACCCCCACGTTGCGGGCTTCTGATAGGCCCACTGCCGGATGCCGCTCTTTGCCAACGCCGGCATGCGCTTCTTACGCCATCCCAAGCGATGCATGATCGCGCCGACGCGCATCTGCTCCGGCTTGCCCCAATGGCCGACATCCAACTTGAGGGCCTGGGTCAAAATCTCGTTGCCGGTGGCGGTTTCGCCGATCTGCGACTCCTCCATCCAGGTCAGGATCGGGCCTTCCCACTCGTCCACAACAAAGCGTTCGTCCTGCGCCTCAGCGAACATCCAGGACTCGTCCTTCGTCACCCACCAGATATCGCCGGCCTCGAAGCAAAACACCGCTTCAGCCCACAGCTGGTCGCGAATCTCGCGCAACGCTTCCAGGTCGACCTTGTTGCAGAACACTGGCCAGTAACGGCGGTTGCCAGTGGCGTCCTTGAGGTATTCCTCTTGGTTGGTAGTGCCCACGAAAACACACTGGCGTGGCACATCGTTCGTTCTGCGACCGTAGCTTTCGCGGTAGGTGTCAGTGGACGCAGAGAAAAACTGCTTGGCCTTGGTGCTTTCAGCTTTGTTAAAGCTGTCCAGTTCCCCCAGCTCGACAATCCACTTGCCACGAATCGCTTGGAAACTGTCCTTATCGCCGAGGGCGAAGGGCGTGTCCATGAACCACTCACCACCGAGAATGCCCATGGCCGTGGACTTACCTTCACCCTGCCCGCCTTCAAGGATCATCACCGAGTCGGCCTTGCAACCAGGGCGCATCACCCGAGCCACCGCCGAGATCGGCCAGCGCTTACCGACTTTGGCTGAGTATTCGTTTGCATGTACCCCGAGCACGTCAGTCAGCCAGGTTTCCAGCCGAGGGACGCGGTCCCATTCAAGCTTCTCCAGATACTCACGTACCGGGTGAAAAGAATGGTCATGGGCCACCACACTGACCGCCTCGATCACATGGGACGCTTTGACCCGAAGGTTGTATTGCTGCGCGAGCCATTTCATCACCCGCATGTCATCGATGTCGGCCCAATCGCCGGCACCACCACCAAAGGGAGCGGACCGCAGCTTGACGATCTTGGAGCTGAACACGCTGTAACCGATCACACCCGCCCAGCGTTCGTCATTGCCCAGGATCAGCTCGACGTTTTGCATGTGCGCGATCAAAGAGCCGTTTTCGGTGCGGGCCAGTTGATCCTTCCAACCACCAGCTGCGGGAGGTTTGACGACCGCCAACACCTGGCGGCGGACAGCCTCTAATCCTTCGGCAATGTGCAGGTCGTTGAAGTCGGTCCACTTGATTTCGCGCTCGGCTGAGAAGACCGGCGCTACCACCTGGCCGCCGACGATCAGCGCGGCGTTGTTGGCCTTTTCCTCACCAGGGTTCCATGGCTCGCCATTCGGACGCTTCGTCTTCCAGTCATCGTCCCGGCAGAGGATTAGTGGGCAACCGGGAAAACGCTCCCGCATGGCCTTAGAGACAGGTAGCAAGTTGCCCGCATCAAAGGCAATTGCGACCGTCAGCGAGGTCGCCATGTGCAGACTGGCGCCTGTGGCGTACCCCTCACACACGAGTACTGGCTCACCCGGCTCAGGGTGCGGGCCGATCAAATGGAAAGCTCCCTCTTTCGACATGCCGTAGGGCCAATAGGCTTTGTCGCGGCCGGTGTCTTCTTGCTTTGTCGGGAAGATCACCTGCAGACCGACGATTTGATCACGCACATTGCACATAGGCACCAAAAATGCGCCGGTACGTGGCGCATAGCGAACCTTGAACCCAACGATCTGTTTTCGATCCAGGTAGGCGCTCTTGCCCTTTTCCGGCATGCGCTTGAACAATCCGGCAGCACGGTTGGCTGCTCGCCGTGCCGCGTTGGCCGCTACCTCAGCAGCCTTACGCTTGGCGTCTTCCTGCCGAGCGCGCATGACTTCACGCTCTTCCGGGCTCATGCGCCCGGCCTTCACCTTGATCTTTTGCGACTCGCCCGAACGCCAATCACCGAAGCTGCCGAAGATCAGTGTTTCGTTCTTCTCCGTGCGATGCTCGTGGACGACGTACCAGCCGTTTTTTTCTTTGCCCTTGTCCTGGGCGGTCTTGCAGCGGGTGAGCTTACCGAAGATCAGCGGCTGCTCAGGCTCAAGGCCGTAGTCTGCGAATTGATTCAATACCTCATCGAGCATGACGGGCCTCCCGCGCTTCGTCGATCGACTGGCATCTCACGCACTGGGTACAGCCCGGCAAGGCCAACCGACGTGGCTCCGGAATGGCGTCGTCGCACCCCTCGCAGAACAGAAATGAATGCGCCGCCAAGGCGGGCTTGGCGGCGTTCCGTGCAGCCAGCGCCTGATCAAGCCGCTCCTGCACCAGGTCATTAGCAAAATCTGCGATGTCAGCCATGGTCGGCACCCCGCGTGGTCTGATTCACGTAGGTAGCGCGGTTGAACATCCCTAGCAGCCCTTGAATGCCGCGAAACACCTGCAGGCGAATCGCGGCCAGTTCGTGGTCCGTCACCACGCCGTCACCGATGCTCTTGGCCCATGTCTCAGCCAAATCAGCGACCTGCCGAAAATACTCGGCAATTCCGGTGGTCAAGGTTTCAGGCATGTCGTTGGTGTATGCCTCGGCCAACTCCTGCCAAGTCGTATCACCTACCAAGGCGTGCACCGCATCCAGAATGCGGCGGTCCTTAGTCAGCTCCAGGATCTCGCCGAACTCCTGAATGTTCACGGAGTGGCTTGGATGCGTGGGAGATAGCTTGTGCTGCAGCGTGGTGGCGTTTCTGCCGGTTGTGGCGGCAATTGCTGCGGCGCCGCCGGGATAGTCCCTAGCAGCATGGTAAAGCGCTAAATCGAGCGGCAGGATCTCCCGCTGCGCCCGTTCTACACAACTCAGAGCGATTCGGCTCATGGCATTAATCCTTGAAAGTTGCCAGTGCCTCACGACATGCAGTGGTGATACATTTGTCGTGTGGCTTGAAGAGGCCCAAACGCCGGCGAGATCTCAGGATCGACACCGGCACCGTGCTGAGGCGAACGATCCGTCGTTCACCTCTGGCGCAACAGCTGCTCAATCTGTGGTGGAAAGAGCAGCAACCCAAGGCATCCGTGCCTTGGAAACGCGGTGAAGTTCAGCGGTTAGCATGTGGTGTGCCCGCTTTACCTTCAACGCGACCCGACAGCACTGTGGTGGTGTGTGCCGGGAGGAACTGGGCGGCCCTTGGGTCGCCTTTTTTCTGTCTAAGCAGCAGCTTTCTGTGGGGTCGACGCATGAAGCAACCAAGCCGCATCAAAAGCATTACCCTTTTGCTCCGCAGCATTCGCCAAAAGCATGGCGTACTGTGTTTCGCCGGTGTAATCGGTTCGCGGCAGGCTGGCTGCCAGGCGCCATTTATTCAGTGCCTGATAGCTCCGGTTGCACACCTTGGCGGCAGCTCCGATTCCGCCTACGGCTTCGAAAGCAAACGCAATGGCATTTGGAAAGTCTGACGGGTTCAAGTTTTGGCCCTCTATTCAACTGTTGGTTGATAGTAAAGGTCAACTGACGGATTAGCAACTTCTATGTGATCATCAACTCATGATTGATAAAGAAACGCTGCGCCACATGTTTGCCGAAAGGCTCCACGCCGCCCTAGACGCTAAGAGCGTCCGCCAGCATGGGCGAGGTGCTGATGTCCTCAAACAACTCAAATCCAAAGGCGTCATTAAGACGCCCCAAGCGGTCAGCAAATGGCTCAATGGCGCAGCTATGCCAGAAGTCGATAGCCTCACCGCAATATCTGATTGGTTGGGTGTACGCAGAGAGTGGCTTGAACACGGCGTAATGCCTGTTTTCCCCGATCAAGCACTACCTAAGATAATGGCCAGCAATGTAGACAATGTGCGGACCACCGAAACCAAAATGGGCAAGGTACCGCTTATCTCGTGGGTTCAAGCCGGTTCATGGTGCGAAATGGACGCTAGTGTTGAGTCCTTCGATGCGGAGCTGTGGCTCCCTTGCCCGGTAAATATCAGCAAATCCGGCTATGCCTTACGCGTAGTTGGTGACTCCATGACCAACTACGGCCCAGGCAGAAGTTATCCGGCAGGCTCCGTAATCTTTGTCGACCCGGAACTCGTTGTAAACAACGGTGACCGGGTCATAGCAACATTACCTAGTACCAACGAGGCGACCTTCAAAGTCTTGGTGCAGGACGCTGGCAAGCACTACCTAAAGCCTATAAACCCGCAATATCCAATCATGGAACTGACTGAAGAGATGCAAATTTGCGGGAAAGTCATTGGCACTTTCACGCCGGAGTAAGCACTGCCACTTGGACAGACAGAACAGAACGACAACCAAAATTCACCCAATGGTTGTTGACATGATTTAACCAATGGTTGATATTCGCCTCACTCTTCCACCACAGAGCGAGGCAACACCATGCACACCACTGCAACCCTGCACGTCCACCCGACTGCCGATGAACCATTCCGCATCCTCGAAGTTCGCCGCATCGCGCGCAATTGCGGCTGCACGTTCATCCCTAGCAAATCCAAGCCGCAAACCCGTACCGCGCCGACTCCGTTCGATCCAAACGACGGAGGCCGGGCAGCATGAGCAAGTTCAAGATCGACAACCGCACCCTGACCTTGCTATGCGCCCAGGTGAACCTGAGCGAAACCTTCAACCACACCCTGCGCTCAACACCACAACGCATGGCGATGCCGTTCCGGCTGAAGGTTGAGCGTAGCCGGGTGGACAGCACCTTCACCATTAGTATGGGCACGGAGCGCCACACGCTGACCCTGCTCAACGACAAGAAGACCCACCTGAAGCTGGCCGACTTCATCGAGGAGATCGCCAACGGGCCAATCGATCCGAACACCGAACTGCCCCCACAACTGCACGCCGAACGTCAATATGGCGTTTTCAGCGCGCAGCAGCGCGAGCAGGTTTTCGGTCTGGTTTGCATTGGCGGCTTTCTCGATCTGGATCTGGGTTTCGAGTTGCCCATCCGCCTAGCGGTGCACCGCACTCGGACACGTACTGGCGTCACCGTGGTGATGAGCATCGGTGTCAAGAGCCCACGCACCAAATGCTTCACCGTAAGCGGCACCGACGTGGACATGTACGAAAAGGTCTGCGAGTCCATCAACCACCTGGCTGCGCAGGCGACACCCGCCGCGCACGCAGCATAAGGAGGCCGATATGGAGCGTAACCTCGAAAAAACCGCCAAGTGCTTTGGTATCACTCGTACCGTGCTGATCAAGCTGATGCGTGAAAAAGGGCTTATCACCGAAAGCCGCCTGCCTGCATTTCCAGTTCGCGACCGCGAGTACCTGCGCGTTAAGGACGGTAGCTGGTATCACCACGAATGGGGGATGCAGTACAGCCAGTCAACCCGGGTGCGGCAGGCAGGTATCCCTTGGCTGGCCGAGCAACTGGGCCTCGACCTTCCTGCCATCCCGGCAGACCACCGTGACGTGGCCTAGGGAATACGCCCGCCAGATCATCGCCATGCGGACACGAGAGGAGCGCAACGCCGCGCTTCTCGAAGTGCCCGAACATCTGCGGGAACTGACCAAACGCCACTGCCTGAACGCCTGGAACCATCCCTCAAGATCAAAGAGCAAGGAGGCCCAACAAGCCAATGAGTAGCTCAAGCCAACCAACGCTGCGACTGCAGCAAGCCCCGGATTCGTCCACCGTCGAGATGCTTCACCGAATTTTTGGCGACGTGCTTATCCCCCTTGAGGAGTTGCGCGAGCGTTACTTCAGAAACCTCAACGAGAAGACGTTTTCGGAAGCGATCAACAGTGGGCGGATTCAACTGCCGGTGACGACCATCGATGAAAGCGTGAAGGCTTTGAGGTATGCCCATATCAAACACGTTGCCGCGCTGATCGATATGAGGGCCTACAAGGCAGATGAAAGCATGCCTCGGGCGGCGACCGATAAGCCAGAGGTGTGACATGTCACTTCATTATCAATGCAGGAATTGCCGGACTCCACTAACAACGGAAGAAACATCCAGTCGACTGTGCGACGAGTGCTGTTACCTGGCCGCCGACTATCGCCGTTACGACGACTTACGGGAGGAAGGTCACATGTCCGACCAGGCGAAGCTGATGTGCGGGTTGGCCGATCCACCCGATCCTGACGACGAATAAACAACCAACGAACGGCTGTCACCACCAGCCAAGCGAATCAACTAGGAGCACACCACATGACTGCAATTCAAATTTGCGCACTGATTGTCCTCATTCTGCTCATCGGCCTCACCTATTGGGCTGGGTATCGAGGCGGCCTGATCGATGGCCGCCTTGAAGGAATCGACGAAGGGAAAGACATTCAGCAGTCCGACAACTCAGAGACGATCCAAAACCTAAAGCTCTTGCTTGATCAGGCACGTGATCACCACAAGCAACTGTACTCCCACTACGAGCGAGCTTTGGCTTCTTCGAAACTGGGCGAGCCAGCACGTCAAACCCTATTGGATATCGCAGAAAAGCTGCGAATCGCGGCTGAGACGTTCAGCGCCTTCCGAACGGGAAAAAAACTCGAACGTGACTCGCTAACGCTCCGCGAACAAGCACTTGCCATGGCAGCTTTGCTAGATCCAGCAGCACCAAAAATGGCTGCGGCCGAAGTGAACAGTTCAACCACTGAACCACATGGGCGATGGGTTATAGAGCGAGAGCCAATCGAGAAAATGTGCCCCAACGAAGCCCACAAAGCAGCTCAATTTTTTCGAACTTCCCCGCTGGATCGCGGTGCCCAAATAAAAACAACAGTCGGAGGTGAAGCATGAGTCGTCCTATCTCGATGCTGCGACTCACCCCCCAAGCTGCCGGCAAGTTACAGCAGCAATGCACCAAAGCCACCACCGAGCTGCAGAAGCTGACTCGCTTTCGCAAAGAGTTCGACCGGCAGTTGGCCGTGCTAATTGGCAATGACAACCTGCGCAAACTCCACAAGGACAACAAGAACGCGCTTTTACTTGCCGATCTGGTCAAGGAGGCCGCATGACTCAGATTCTCACCGCAACCGGCAAACGCTTTGACCTGTATGAGCCGAATGCCGACCTGATCGACCCACGCGATATCTCCCACTCGCTATCGAATTTGTGCCGTTTCAATGGCCACACCCGCGAGTTCTACAGCGTGGCCCAGCACTGCTGCATGGTCGCCGACCTGGTGCCCGAAGAGGACAAGTTGGCGGCACTCCTACACGACGGTACCGAGGCCTATGTCGGCGACATGGTACGACCGCTGAAGGAATGGATGCACGCCTACCAAGACGTCGAGCATTGGATCTGGGAGCGCATCTGTACTCGCTTCAACCTCGACCTCGCGCTACCAGCATCCGTCCACCATGCCGACCTTGTTGCCCTGGCGACCGAACGGCGCGACCTCATGCCCGCAGATCCGGCCGTCTGGGATTGCTTGATCGGCATCGAACCCATGGCCGAAACGATTCGCCCATGGTCCGCCACCGAAGCACGGCTCACGCTTCACCAGCGCTTGATGGACCAACTCGCTATCGAACACCGGAGGAAAGCGGCATGAAGATGGACCTGCATACCACCCAAGCATCGACCGCTTTGCTCCGCACTGCCAACGGTGTCGACACGCTAGAAACAAACAGTCTCTGCTGCGCAGCAGCAGGCATTATTGCCCCTCTCAGCGCCACCGCCGAGGCACTTATACCCCACGAAAAGCTGCGCGGGGCAGCGCTCACTGATGCAACGCTAAACGCTCAGAAACGCCCGCTCGCGCAGCCTGTCGTGGGGTATACACACGTTTCGGAAGTCACGCATACCGCGCCAGAATCGAAAGCAGGCCGGAGGTATTGGCCTGCCGACCTAACCAACGTTCGCCCTGAGGAATGGGTAGCCATGTCTCCTAGGCACGTCGCCGAATTTGCTGGCATGACCGAGGTCTGGCTACTGCTTGAAGCCGCTCAGAAGCGTATTGCCGAGCTTGAGCTGGAGCTGGACAGAGCTGAATTAGCAGGAGGTGATGCATGACGTCCTTTAACTCACATCCGATTGCAGAAGCAGTGAAAACCAAGTTCGGCCTCGACTTCGTCGGCGAGATTTGCGTGGATCTCTTCGCTGGCGGTCGAGACTCCACCATGGGTAAAGAGATGGCCACCGTCACGATCAAGGGCACCCCCTACGTCATCGCCGATATAAACATGCGCATGCTCATGCCCGACGAGCCGTATCGCGCCCAAGGTTTCCCGGATAACTACGTCATCGACTACGGGCACGACGGCCGCAAGTTCAGCAACAAAACTCAAGTGCTGATGGTCGGCAACCCGGTATCACCCTGGCCAATGATGGCGTTAGTTAATGCAAATACAGATCAAACCGAAGACGACTTGATGGAGGTGGCGGCATGAATACACTTTTTTTGCTGATGGCCCAATACGATGGACAGGCCGTCATCCCACTCAGTCGTGTTTGCACTGATTACATGCATCTAACCGTTGAAAAATTCAAACTGAAATGCATGTCAGGAGAGATAGACATTCCAATTGTAAGGCTTGGAGCCAACAGCCAAAAAGCTGCACTTGGCATTCACCTAAGGGATTTAGCCGATTACATTGACAAGCAACGAGACAAAGCAACTAAAGAACAAAAACAACTTATGCGTTAATTTAAATAAGAGCTATATTTTTTGTTGCCACAGAGGGATTACTAATCAACATTTGTAATCCCTCGAAAAATCCAATACCATAAGCGATTTTTTAGAGAATAGTCAGATGCTTACACCGTTACGTTATCCCGGTGGCAAGGCCAAGCTTGGAGCTTGGCTTGCGCACCTGCTAAGGAACAACAATATTCAAGATGGCTCCTACATTGAGGCATACGCCGGCGGCGCGGGCGCTGCAATTTATTTGCTGAGCAACAAGTACGTAAAAAACATATTCATTAATGACATTGATCCTGCAATTTATAGCTTCTGGAACTCCATTACAAATGATAGCCGCAGCTTCATCAAGCTTCTGCTTGACACTGAAGTAACCATCGACGAAAGAGAAAAGCAGCGAGAGATCTACTTCAACCCTCTAAAACACACCGAGCTCGAATTAGGCTTTGCCACTTTCTTCCTTAACAGAACCAATCGCTCAGGCATTATTAAAGGGGGAGTGATTGGAGGGAAGAATCAGGACGGAAACTACAAAATTGACGCTCGATATACAAAAGAAAACCTAGCAAAGCGCATCATAGATATCAGCGAAATGAGATCAAACATCACCATTTCGTCCGATGACGCGATAAAATTTATGAGTAAAGTCCCACACGACAACAACTCACTTATAAACCTTGACCCACCGTACTACAAGAAGGCTGACCAACTTTACTCCAGCTTCTATACGCACGACGACCACGTACGCATAGCGCAATTAGTACACTCAATAAAAACACCAATTATTGTGACGTATGACAACTGCGAAGAAATCCAGGAAATCTACGAAGACCACAACACATTAACATTCAACATCATCTACTCAAGCCATCTGGAACGCCCCGTCGCAAAGGAGCTCCTAATCTACAAGAATATAAACATCGACCCCTTACCGTTCACATCAAAACAGATAAGTCCAATTAAGGAGCCGAGCACAAAACAATTAAGCCTTAGCAGCTAGCAACTGCCATAGCAATTTCAAAAAGTGATAGAACTCATCCCAAGTTTTTATGACGTCCGCATCCTTGGGATTAAACATCTCAGAATGAATAAATTTTTGCATTGTCGGAATAGTGACGATCGAATTCTGTTCCATCAACTCAACCTTAAGAAATAAATCCGAGCCTTTACCCTCAACTAAAACACCGCCCTCTACCAATTTTTTCCGAATAAATTTAAGCATATCCTTAATTGAAGCAACATCGATACGCCCCTCCTCCATCAACTCGTTGACCCTTACAAATTTCCTGAAGGTACTTTCAACAAACGCTCGCACCAGCATCATTCCCGCTATTGGGCATTTCTCGACAGTCTGAAGCTCCTTATAGATATCTCTAACTTTTTGTTCGCTTGTCGGCATTTCCAGAGGATGCAAAGCCCTAGTCACATATTTTTTCCGCAGAGAGCTGTGAGTTGCGGGTGTCGTACCGTTCTTCCCACCCTTAACATCCACTCCCCCAGCCCCAGATGCATCTGCTTGCGCAGGACCTGATCCAGGCTTGCCGCCGCCTACGTCAGGACCACTACCATTTTCACCAGGCTGGCCGCCGGTCGGCGAAGACGCGGGTCTTGCACCCGCGCCATTGCCGCCCGGCACAGGGTCAACCGCGCCAACAGTGTCCAACTTCATCTCGTGTCGAATCGCAGCGATATACAGATCACGATTTTCTGCCAACATCAGCGAGAGGGTTCCGGGAGTGTCGCCACGCTTCACGTGAACGCATCCAGACTCTATATCAGCAATGATTTTTTTGACGATCACAACGGCCGTAAACAACGGCACCGTTGGAAAAATATTGTCATCCTCATCAAACTCAAAACCAAGCAACTTGATATTTTTCGCCGCGTTAAAAAACCGCCCCAAAGTAGTAATGCTGAACTTATCTGGAACTTCCAAATCGTTTTCATCAGCCCAAAGCATGAGCTTTGCGGCCCTCCAGTAGCCTCCCTTTTCACCAATTGAAATCTGATAAAACTCTTGTTGCAGAGACTCCCACCCTGACCTGCCCACCCCACCATTTTCACCGGTATGGGCTCGCCAGATATAAGCGTTAATCGCTTCTTCACTGGATCCAACCATGCAATCGACCTTGCCGAGCAGATTGCCATTCTCCTCCGCCGTTTTCGCAAGCTTCGTAAATCGCTCCCTTGTGGCCTTATCAGGACAGAGGTGTGGTCGATTTAATAGCTTCAGCGCTGAAATTCGACGATTCCCATCTCTGACTCTGTATTTATTTCCATCTTTTTGCACCACGACATGCTCAATGGACAGCCCACTTTCAGCAATATCCTTGGCCAGCGCAAAGAAAGGCTGCCCGTACGCAATCATTCGAGCTAAAACAGAATCTTGATCTTTGGCGAAACCGAGACGGGGATTTTTCTCATCCAATGTCAATAGATCAATAGAAACCGCTTTCTTTTCCTTGAACTCAGCTCTCATTTTGAATCTCAGCAATAGGCAAATTTTGGTTAAAAGGACAGGTCAGATGTCTTTTTAACATCACAGAACTGAGAACATACTAATTTTGCTCACCGCAAGCAACGACCCACCAGACCAAAAAGAACCTGAAATATTTCGTCACTTCTTGAGAAGGGTATCTTTCCACTGCCAACTCTTATAGGGATCCCCCCTTCCTCTCAGATGTGTATAGCGACGTAACGAGTTCCAATCGCGATGCCCCGACACACTCGACACCCTAGGGATATCCCAATCCATCTCAAACAACCGACTCACCCCTTCATGCCGAAGATCATGGAAATGCAGATCCTCTATGCCCAATAACGGACAGGCCCGCGTGAAGGACGCTGACACCGACTTGGCGTTGTAGGGGAAGATCTCCCTCTCCCCCTTAGGCATGGTGTGCAGGATCGCCCAAGCTTCATCTGGCAAATGGCACCACACGTCATTACCGATCTTCTGCCCGGGATTCTTCATGTCACGCACCAGGACAGCCTGGCGGGGCTCATCGAGATCCTCCCAGCGGATCCGTGTGATCTCCTCCTGCCGGCGCGTTGAGAAAATCGCGAAGGCAATCATCTTCGGCATGTCGATCTGGGCTTTGCGGCGCGCCTGCATTTCGAAAAAGTGCTTCATCAACTTGTCCAGCTCCTCCAGGGCCGGCCGGCGGTTGCGCTCCTTGCTTTTGCTCACCATGCCCAGCTTGCGCAACACCTTGCGCGCATCCGGCATGGCCAGGGGATCGACCTCGTAGCCCCATGCCGGTCGCGCTACGGACAGCACCGCACCCAAGTGAGACAGATCGTTGCCGACCGTCTGCGCCTGAACGCCACCACCCTCTTTACCCATCCGCCACTGTGCGAATTCGACCAGCTTCTGGCTAGTCAACGCCGAATCGTCGAGCTCACCCAACCAGGTGTCCTTGATCGCCTTTAGCGTGGCGTTCTTGGTCTTGCCCAGCGGACGGATCTTTTCGTACTCGTCCAGGTACTGCTCGATCATCTTCTTGATCGTCACACCTTTACGGTTCGCGCGCTCGATACCACCCGGTTCCGCCAGCTCCGTTTCCCGACGCTTGATCCAGGCCTGGGCGACCTGCTTACGGTCGAAGGTTTGGCTTTCCTGATAAACTGTCTTACCGTCCCGATTGATCCGTATCTGCGCCGTGTAGGCCGTCGAGTTGTCCTTGCGCTTGCGTGATGTGATCGTGCCCATTTCCAGTTGCTACATTGCTGAATTCGATTGCTACATTGTAGCAACCGACTTCAAAAAACAAGGAAAAATGGGTAAAAACCGCTGTATAAAAGACCAGTACTGATGAATTTTGAAAAACCTAAAGCGCCTGTAATCACTAGCCCTTCCCATTCTGAGCCGTCTCGACGCTTCAGCGTCGCCCCGATGATGGATTGGACCGACCGCCACTGCCGGTTCTTCCTGCGCCTGCTCTCCAAGCACGCCCTGCTCTACACCGAGATGGTCACCACCGGCGCGATCCTCCACGGCGATCACGACCGCTTCCTGCGTCACAACGAAGCCGAGCACCCTCTGGCCCTCCAGTTGGGCGGCAGCGTGCCCGCCGACCTGGCAGCCTGTGCTCGTATGGCTGAGGCCGCCGGTTATGACGAAGTGAACCTGAACGTCGGCTGCCCCAGCGACCGGGTGCAGAACAATATGATCGGCGCGATCCTGATGGCTCACCCGGCGTTGGTGGCGGATTGTGTGAAGGCGATGCGCGATGCGGTGTCGATTCCGGTGACGGTGAAGCACCGTATCGGGATCAATGGGCGGGACAGTTATGCCCAGTTGTGTGATTTCGTCGGGACGGTGAAGGATGCCGGGTGCACCAGTTTTACGGTGCATGCGCGGATTGCGATTCTGGAGGGGTTGTCGCCGAAGGAGAATCGCGACATTCCGCCGTTGCGGTATGACGTGGCGGCGCAGTTGAAGCAGGATTTTGCCGAGTTGGAGATTGTGCTCAACGGCGGGATCAAGACGTTGGATCAGTGCCATGAGCATTTGCAGACGTTTGATGGGGTGATGTTGGGGCGCGAGGCTTATCACAATCCGTATGTACTGGCGGAGGTGGATCAGCAGTTGTTTGGCAGTGCGCGGCCGGTGATCAGCCGGGCGGAGGCGTTGGCGCAGTTGCGGCCTTATATTGCTGAGCATTTGGCTGAGGGTGGGTCGATGCATCATATAACGCGGCATGTGTTGGGGTTGGGTACGGGGTTTCCGGGGGCTCGCAGGTTCAGGCAGTTGTTGTCGGTGGATATTCATAAGGCTGCGGACCCGTTGGCTTTGTTGGATCAGGCGGGGGAGTTGTTGGAGGGGCGTTGAGAGCGGGACGCGGAGCGTCCGGGGCTGCATTCCCACGCGGAGCGTGGGAACGATCGACCTGCGGGCGGTTTGGCCTCTTCGGGATTTGCGGTGGTCATTGGGTTGAACCTGTCCCGCCTTTTGCCCTCCTATTTACCAGTAAGGACAGTCATTCAAACGGCTGTTTTCAGGTTGTTGCCCTCGCAAACGATCGAACGCATTTGCGCCCTTGAGCGCCTGTCGGCGCTCGGGTAATGTCATCAGACCCATAGGACAGAGCACGCCCATGACTTCCAAGCTGGAACAACTCAAGCAGTTCACCACCGTCGTAGCCGATACCGGCGATTTTTCTACCCTCGCCAAGCTCAAGCCGCAAGACGCCACCACCAACCCTTCCCTGCTGCTCAAGGCCGCGTCGATTCCGGGCTATGCCAAGCTGCTGGATGAGTGCGTGAAGGACTGCAACGGCGACGTAGGCCTGGCCAGTGACCGTTTTGCGGTGGCGGTCGGTCAAGAGATTCTGAAAGTGGTTCCCGGCCGTATTTCCACCGAGGTGGATGCGCGTCTGTCGTTCGACACTGACGCCGTACTCAAGCGTGCGCACCGTCTGATCGACCTGTACGACAAAGCCGGCGTTGGCCGTGACCGTGTGCTGATCAAGATCGCTTCCACCTGGGAAGGCATCCGCGCAGCGGAGAAGCTGGAAAAAGAAGGCATCCAGACCAACCTGACGCTGCTGTTTTCGTTCGCCCAGGCTGTGGCGTGTGCTGAGGCCGGGGTGTTCCTGATTTCGCCGTTCGTGGGCCGTATCTACGACTGGTACAAGAAGGCCAACGGTAACGACTACACCGGTTCGGATGATCCTGGCGTGCAGTCGGTGACGCGCATCTACAACTACTACAAGGCCAATGGCTACAAGACTGTAGTGATGGGTGCGAGCTTCCGTAACCTGAACCAGATTGAAGAATTGGCCGGGTGTGATCGTTTGACCATCAGCCCGGATTTGCTGGAGAAGTTGGCGGCGGACGACGGTAAGCTGGAGCGTAAGTTGGCGCCAGGGCATGCCGGCGAAGCGCGCGTGCATTTGACGGAGGCGCAGTTCCGTTGGGAGTCCAACGAGGATGCGATGGCGACTGAGAAGCTGGCGGAGGGTATTCGTCAGTTTGCTCGGGACCAGGAGAAGTTGGAGGCGCTGCTTTCCGCCAAGTTGTAAGGGCGGCGGTGGCAAAAAGGGCGGTACCTGTGAGGGTGCCGCCCTTTTTTGTGTCAGTGTCTTGTCCTGAATAAGGTTTACACCTTCTGACCCAATCTCAGGAGGGCGTAATGAATTCAGGAAAAAGGCGCAGTCAGCGTGATTACTCGCTGACCTTTAAATTGTCAGTCGTCGATCAGGTCGAAAAAGGCGAGTTGAGTTATAAAGAGGCTCAAGAGCGCTACGGCATTC